TCACCTTGAATTCGCTGTTGGCGGTATTCGATGCCATTCACACCCATACTGCCGACAACCTGACGCTGGACACCAGCAACGCTACAGCACTCACGGTTCAGGACTCGACGCACGCCCACGGCGCAGACAATCTTGGGCTGTCGCTCGATACCTGGCTGGCGATTGTCGATGCCGCGCATACTCACACTGCTGATGCGCCAACATTATCTGCCAGTGTCGCGTTATTGATCGCCGAAGCACTGCATGCGCACTATGCCGATGTGGCCGTGTTGTCGCTCCCTGGGGAAACGACGCTCACGCCGGAAGACATTACTGCTATCGCCGCTGCCGTACTTGCTGCGATCAATGCGACAACGATCCCGGTCAATGCTACACATTTGAACGGTGCTCCTATTATTGGTACTGGCACCTTGAGGGATGACTGGCGAGGCGTAGGTGTTCCACCGCAGTAGTTTCTCCCCCTTATCCTTTAGCCCTCAGGCGTTTCACGGGGCTACCCAAGAAGGACGTTCGGGATATTGGCGACTTTTCTTCTATCAAATGCAGGAAGAGGCACTAAAAGAGGCCTCGAAAGAAAAACTTGCGGAAATACCCCTGATAACCACTCGGGTTACTAAAACTAGAAAACCCCGAGTAACCGTAAGTATACCCCGGGAACTGGAATTTCAAGCCCCTCCCCTGAGGAAATTTGAACCCCTACCCGATGCCCCCACTTACCTGCAAGAGACCTGGAGAATAACTCAGGAAGTTCGAGTCATGATATCCCAAATGACCTCGAACATGGTAAAATTAGATTCAGGTGTCGACGAGGACGAAGAGGACATCGAGCTTTTATTGCTGTTGACATAGGAGAACATGATGGGTAAATTAGCGCAGCAACTAGGCGGTCAAAGCCAAGTCAAGTGTTTCAAAAAGGGTGGTCTGGTGCATGATGATGTCAAGCAAGACAAGGCACTGATCACAAAGGAACTGAAGGCCCGTGGCCTGAAGTGTGGGTGTGGTGGAAAGGCGAAGAAATAATGGCTAAGTTCAAAATTACTTACTCCAATGGTAAGACTGAGACAGTGGAGCAATCCGACTGCCATACCGAGGAACAGATGATCAACTGTCGATTTGGCACCTGTGATACCTCTAAGGTTAAGGTTGAGCTGGTTCAGCCCAAGAAGCCCCTCAAGAAGTGATCAATCAGCTCATTAGTCGTATCAAGACTGAACAGGAGAAACTCTCCCGTTCAGTCATGGAGCGACCAGCTATGGGCTGCCATGATCAGAATATGCTTAGGGCGGGACAGTGGCAGGGTCTGGAGCAAACACTTCAGATGATTGAAGAGCTGTTGATAGAGCCTGAGGATAATTGATTTAGTCGTCCCACCTCCCGGCCAGGAGGGAAGTGTGTCTCACGCTTCATGGGATGACCCTTATAGTGAGACATTTAGGAGAATCGTATGATTTCAACTGATCGGCTTCGGGAGGCGTTTCCCGAGATCGAACCCGGAAAGTACCCCCTCGGGGCTCGTGTTCTTGTCCAGCTCAGGACAGTTCGTGAGAAGTCCTCCGGGGGTATTGTCTTGGTGGAGGACACCAAGCAGTTTAATAAAGCCAACACCCGCTTTGCCAAGCTTATTCGGGTCGGCCCCATCGCCTTCCGTAACCGGGACTCTGGGGAGCTCTGGCGTGAGGGCGTATGGGCTCGACCTGGGGACTTTGTAACCATCCCCCAGTATGGTGGCACTCGCTATGAGCGTCGCATCCCGGGCACCAAAGACACCGCGATCTTCGCCACCTTCTCCGACCATGAGTTGATCGAGCGTGTTGATCCTGAGCTCTTCGATGAGCTGGATGAAATCCTATGAGCTATTGTCTCTACATCGGTACCAAGGTTCTTAATGCCAAGCCTATGAACCGTGGAAAGTACAACGAGCTAAGGGGCTGGGCCATGCCTTCGAATGAAAACCCAGATGATGCCGGTTACCTCACCGACAATGGCGCAGGTCATTTGCAGTGGCAACCCAAGGCGGTGTTTGAAGATGCCTTTGCGCCTTTCGATGCTATGGACTTCGGCATGGCACTGGCTGCCCTGAAGCAGGGACTGAAGGTCGCTCGCAAGGGCTGGAATGGTAAGGGTATGTGGCTATCTCTCTCCTCTAGCCAAGACCACCCCCTCGCAAACGCTCGTTCAATCCCCGCTGAGTCATTCTGGTCAAAGAACAACCGTGAGTTTGCGGAGCAGCAAGGGGGTTTCGCCACCGTTCTTCCTTGCATTACCATGAAGACCGCCACCGGCGAAATCCTGATGGGTTGGCTGGCATCACAATCCGACATGCTGGCTGAAGATTGGGGGATCATATCATGAACGCCCCCACAGTAACCATGGGCGGCATCCTCGCCAAGATCAAGAAGTCCGAGTACCTGATCCTGCCGGATGGCCGTACAACGCTCTGCATGCTAACGCTTGAGAATGGATATACCCTTCGGGGTGAGTCCTCCTGTGTGAGTGCTGAGAACTTCAATATCGCACTGGGCGAGAAGTACGCCTATGAAAATGCGGTTGAAAAGATTTGGCCGCTTGAAGGCTACCTGCTTACCCAAAAACTGTTCGAGGAGATGAACAATGTCTGATGAAATTACCCTGGACGAGGACGGCAATGAGGTTACTCTTCCAGTAGTAGAAGACCAAAACGAGAATCTGGATCACGAGGATGATCATCTGGATGGGGGTGAAGAAGACTCCCGACTGGCTAACAACACTGAGGCCGACACTGAGCTGAGCGGTGCCGAGACAGATGAGGAACGTGAGTCCATTCGTGAACGTCGTCGCCAGGAACGTCACAATCGTAAGCAGGCTCAGCGCAACCGGGAAGAAACCCTTCGTCGTGAACTCTCAGCTCGTGACAGCATTATCAACGAGCTGCGTCAGAAGGTTGACCTCATCGAGCGTCGTAACACCGGATCTGAAGCCGCCCAGCTGGAGAACGCCAAGAAGCAAGTAGCCCAAAGCTACAATTTCTTCAAGGACCAGATCCGGGTAGCCACTGAGGCTGGCAATGGTGCCGCGGTAGCCGAGGCCACCGAAAAGATGATTCAATCCCAGCGCAAGTTCGATGAGCTGGCGGGGTATGAGCGTAGCCTCAAGCAGCAACAGAATACTCCGCAACCCCTGGACCCCCGTCTGGCCAACCAGGCTGAATCCTGGATGAAGCGCAATTCCTGGTATGATCCGGGTGCAAAGGACCAAGATTCCGGTATTGTCCTTACCCTGGACCAGCGATTGGCTTCTGAGGGTTGGGACCCTACTACCAAAGAGTACTGGGATGAGTTGGACTCAAGAGTGAAAAAATATTTACCGCATCGCGCTATTCGTGGTAAAATTAGTGATACCAAGCCTCGATCTGTAGTTACTGGCTCGGGACGCGAAGCTTCTAATCCCCAGAGTGGGACTTTCAAGCTGTCGGCCGAAAGGGTTCAGGCCCTGAAAGATGCTGGCATCTGGGATGATCCCAAGCAACGGGCAGAAGCTGCAAAGCGTTTCCGTGAATATGACAAACAGAATCAAAGCTAATAGGAGCGATCTGAAATGAGTGAGAACAAAGTAATGGGTAGCGATGAAAGACTGAAGAAGTCTGCAGCATCCAATGTTCGTGGAGATCGTGACGAGGCCGACGCCTCACGCACTGAACAAGATGGTACCGCCCTAACCCGAGAAGAGCGCTTGGCAATGATCCGCTCTGAGTGGGCACAGGACGTGCTTCCACAACCCCCGGTTGACCCAGACTGGCATTACTGCTGGCTATCTACGACTAACTCTACCGATCCGATCTACAAGCGGATGCAAAAGGGTTATGAGCCTGTTAAGGTGTCGGAGATTCCCGGCTGGACTCAGTACAAGGTGGGTCAAGGGGAATTCGAGGGCTGTATTGCCTGCAATGAGATGCTTCTGTTTAAAATTCCCGAGGACCTGTATCAGGAGATCATGAAGATCTTCCATTACGATCGTCCCCTGGAAGAAGAAGAGATCCTCAAAGCCAATGCAGCCGAGAAAATTAGCACTCAAGATAGTGACGGTCGCAAGTTGGGTCAGATGGACGGTTTTGAAAACCTGGCCCGAAAAGTCCGTCCTCCACAATTTAGCTGAGGATTAAACAATGGCTCTTACCGCCTCCCCTTATGGCTTCCTGGCACGGAAGCATCCCTCGGGTCAATCTCGTGCCAATGCTTACACGCTGGTCAACACAGCCACCACAATTGGCTACGGTGACCCGGTTAAGCTTGGTACGGATGGCCTGATTGTTATTGCCGCGGCTGCTGATGACATCATCGGTATCTTCGCTGGCGTCCAGTATCGTGATGCCACTGGCAAACCCAACCTCTCCAAGAACTGGCCGGGCTCCACTGCAGGCGCTACGGACATTGTGGCTTACGTCTATGACGATGCCGAAAATATCTTCGAAGTGCAGGTTGGTGCTGGTGGTACTGGTTATGTGCAAGCTGTCATCGGTGCACAAGCCGACGTGGTTATTGCGGCCCCGAACGCTGTAACTGGCCAGTCTACCTCGTACCTGAATGCCACGCCTGAAGCCGGTGCAGCCCAGGGTCAGTTCCGCGTTATTGGCTTTGGTTCGGATGGCGTCTATGATGCTACCCTCAACCCTTTCCCAACCGTCCTGGTGCAAATCGCTCAGCATCAGTACATTGCCAATAAGGTAGGTATCTAATCATGGCCGGTACAATCATGCGTAGTACTCAGTTCCGGTCCATTGTTGAACCGATCCTGAATCAGTCCTTCGACGGCGTGTACGATCAACGTACCGACGAGTATAAGCAGGTATTTGCCACTGAAAATGGCATCGCTCGTGCTTATCACGAAGAAGTTGTTCTGTATGGCATGGGTGCTGCACCCAAGCTTCCCGATGGCCAAGCCATCACGTATGACGAGGGCGGCCAGCTCTACGTTCAGCGTTACACCTACGATGTGTATGGTCTTGCCTTCGCCCTGACGAAAGTCCTGGTAGAAGATGGCGATCACATTCGAGTTGGTTCCATCATGTCTAAGCACCTTGCTCAGGCCATGGATGAAACCACGGAAACGGTTACGGCTAATCACCTGAATCGTGCCTTCACTTCTGGTTACAACGGCGGTGATGGCGTTCAATTGATTTCTGCCGCTCACCCCGTTATCGGTGGCGTACAAACCAACGTTCTGACCTCAGCTGCCCTGTCTCAGACTTCCCTGGAGCAGTCTCTGATCCAGGTTCGTCAGGCCCAAGACAGCCGCGGCAAGCGTATTCGTTTGACGCCGAAGCAACTGGTCATTCACCCCAGCAACATGCTGACGGCTGAAGTCCTGCTGAACTCGGTTCTTCGTACGGGTACCAACAACAATGACCTGAACCCCATCAAGTCTGCTGGTACTCTGAAGAAGGCTGTTGTCATCTCCCGTATGACCTCACCGACAGCTTGGTTCGTTCAGACTGATGCTCGTGATGGCCTGAAGGTTCTCTGGCGTCGTAAGCTGGAGAAGGCCATGGAAGGCGATTTCGAAACGGATTCCGTTCGTTACAAGTCTACCATGCGTTTCGGCTCTGGCTGGACTGACTGGCGCGCAATGTTTGGCAACGCAGGTTCGTGATTGGGTTTATTTAACCAGTTAGTCCTGAATCTCAAGGAGATTTAAATGGGTACTTATGCTCAAGGCGCTCAGCAATCTGGCTCCACTCCGGTGGCTTCCCGTGATGCGGGCTTTGCCACTTTTGTCAAGGTCATTCCCGTGCAGGCCGCTGGCGCCGCCACTCTGGACATCACTACCCACCTTCCTGACGGTGCTCAGGTGGTGGATGTGCTGTTCGATACGGTCACGGCCCATACCTCGGCTTCGGCTACGATCGCTATTGGCTTCACTGCTGGTGGTACCGATCTGACGGCGGCCACGGATGTCAAGACCACTCCTCGTACTCGCCCCACGTTCACCTCGGCTCAGCTGACAGCTTGCGCTGCCCTGGCCCGTGACACGGGTCAAACCGACAAGGCGATTAACCTGCGTTTGGCACTCGGCACTGCGACTTCGGCTGGCTTGACCAACGTCAGCATTCTGTACACGCTGAAAACCAACTAAGATAGGGGGCTCCGGCCCCCTTCTTTAAAGGATTTAACATGAGTATGATCGCCCCCAAACTCGGATACTTCAACCAGGGAACCACCGCGGGTGCTCTCATTAAGCGGGGCCCCTCGGGGTTGTATGGAGTCATTTCCACGGTCACTGGTGGGGCTGTAACCATCTATGACAACACCTCGGCCGCTGGTACCATCCTCTACACCAAGACCCTGGCGGTGGGTGACATCGTTCACTTTGGGGGTCTGGGAATCGCCGCGAAGAATGGCCTGTTCATTGTCGTGACCGGAACGGTCAACGTTCTGTACACCTAAGTCATGGCCACTTCGGGTACCATCGGAACCACCCGAATCAACACCGCGAAGCTGCTTGAAAAGTGTCTTCGCAGGATCGGGCTCAATCCACAGAACTTAGCTCCTGAGATAGTTACCAGCGCTCAGGAAGATCTCTTTATGCTCTTAATGAGTCTCTCTAACCGGGGGCTCAATTTGTGGTGTATAGACAAGCAGTTGATAACTCTGGCTCCCGGTCAGTCGGGGTATGACCTGCCTGTGGGGACTCTAAACATCCTGAACCTGCTTCAGGCATCCCCCAGCTTAAGTACACCGGACTCAACCTCAGCTACGGCCACCAGTTATACCTCAATATTCACTGAGCCCACAAAACTTGTTCGTTATGGGGTCAGGTTCTCCCAGGTCCCGGTATCTTTTGACCTTCTGGGTTCTCCGGATGGCGTCCTTTGGGAGACTATTCAGGTCGTAACGGCTGTTACTGGGCTGCAGTGGTATGATGTGGATCCTGAGGCTAACTTTAGCTACTATAAGATCTCATCGGTAGATCCTCTGGTGGTGGATACGCTATACTTGGCCAACAGCGTTCGTGAGATTGCGGTATCCCAGTTCAACCGAGATGACTATGCCAATCAGCCCAACAAGACCTTTACCTCTGGACTGGTCACTAGCTTCTACTTTGAAAAGCTGATCAACCCCAGAATTCAAACCTGGCCAGTTCCTAATGATGAGATCAATCATCTGGTGCTCTTCCGTCATCGCCAGCCTCAGGATGTCGGAACACTGACTCAGGAGATTGAGATTCCCTCACGCTGGTATGAGGCTATCACCTGGCAGTGGTCAGTCAGACTGGCTTTTGAGCTTCCGGGGGTAGATCCCGCCCGTAGAGCTGAGGTCATCCAAATGGCCGGACAGATGATGGCTGAGGTAGAGGGAGGCGAGACTGATGAGGCTCCAATCTACTTTGCTCCACGTATAGGGTGCTATACTCGATGAGCCTTTATATTACACCCTCCACTAAAGGTACCGTAGCAATTGCGGTCTGTGACAGGTGTAAGCGTAAAGTTCCTTATGATGAGCTTCGACCAGATGGAAACAGTCCGGGGTTGAGAGTGTGTGGTAATTCTGGGTGCTGGGATAATAAAGACCCATATAGACTCCCAGTTAGAAAGTCCGAGATCATTTCCTTAAGACATCCTAGACCTGACGAGGATTTGGAGTAGTATGACAGCGCAAGCCATGACTTATGATAGCTTAGTTCAGGATGTCACTGACTACTGCGAACGATCGGATGAGCCCTTTATCAGGCAGATTCCACGATTCCTGATGATGGCTGAGAATCGGATAGCCTCCGAATCCAAGCCACTGGGCTTTCTTCGCACGATGAGTGGAACGCTGGCAGGCAATGTGCTGGTTAAGCCCAATCGCTGGAGGAAGACCAAGAGCTTTAGCTTAATCGTCGGAGCCGAGCGGAAATACCTATATGAGCGGGGTTATGAATACTGTCGCTCTTACTGGCCAGACCCCGTTAAGGTGGATACTCCCTATTACTACTCGGACTATGACTATGAGCATTGGTTCATCTGCCCAACCCCTGATCTTCAGTATAGCTTCGAGCTTCAGTATTACGAGCGTCCAGAGCCACTAAGCTCTACCAAGCAAACTAATTGGACTACTCAGTATGCACCCCAGGTGCTGCTGTATGCTACGCTAATGGAGGCCATGCCCTGGCTTAAGACCTCAGAGCGCATTCCCGAGTTTCAAGCTCTGTACACTCAAGCTCTGTCCTCCATCACTAAAGAGGATCAGGAAAGAATAATCGACTCTGCAGCGGTAAGGAGCTAAGATGAGTTTCACAGATGTATTTGGCAATCAAACACTCCCCCCAGCTGAGTATGGGTACAACGCGCTCGTGCTTGCGGGTAATCTAACCGTCTTCTGGCCCTACAATGTAAGCGACACGGATCTTACGATTGCCAAGATTACTGAGGCTTCCTGCGCCTTGGGGAACATTCTCACGCTACCTGATGCACGCGAGGTTTCGGTAGGCGAGGATTTCCTGATCCGGAACACCGGGGCGAACCCGCTTCAGATCAACAATGCACTGGGCGTCGTGGTCTCTACGGTACAGCCCGGAGCAGCTAACTACTTCTACCTGACGGATAACACCACTGAAGGTGGCCTGTTCTCGGTCATCGGATTTGGTGTCGGCACTTCAACCGTGGATGCAGCTTCGCTGGTCGGTTATGGCATCAAGGCAATCGGGGCTTCACTGAACCAGACGCACCCCGTTCAGCCCGTGGGTTCTGGGATGACTATTGACGCCACGCATCGGGCGCAGTTGGTTGTTCTTACCGGTGGAGCTTCTACCTTTGACCTGACCTCGGCAGTCATCCTAGGTGATGACTTCTTCACCCTGATCCGTAACGAGGGTACAGGAACCCTGACCATTGATGGCGATGGTTCTGACACCATTGATGGCCAAGCCTCAATTCAAGTGCAGCCTTCCGAGTCCCTGATGCTAGTTTGCACGGGAACTCAGTGGTACTCCGTTGGCTACGGTCGCTCTGTGTTGTATCAGTTCACACAGCTTACCAAGGATGTATCGGCTGGTGGAACGATTACGCTTACTGCGGCTGAAGCTTCCAACAAACTACTGACCTTCATCGGCAATCCGGCGTCTGATGTCACGGTAGTAGCTCCGTCAATCGTGGCGGTTTATTACACCCACAACAACATCAGCACCTCAAACGATGTAAATTTTAAAACCGCAGCGGGGGCAGCAGTGCCCATTGGGCAAAGTACACGCTTGATTATCCTGTGCGATGGGACTGACATGCTGTCAGCACAGTCTGCTACAGCCAATAGTTCTGTCTCTCTGGTGGATGGTAGTGCTGCTTCGCCCTCCCTGTTCTTCGCTTCACAAACCAACACCGGACTCTATAAGTCTGGAGTAGACGGTATCGGTATCTCAGTGAATGGTGTAGCTGTCGCCACATTCACTTCCGCGGGTGGAGCACAGATTTTCCTGCCCCAAGGGTATTCGCAGTACAATACCGGCGCTTCAGCCCCGGCATACGCTGAAGGTAAGGTGTTCTATGATAACGTTGAACACACACTGGCTTACTACAACGAAGTCAATGGAATTACCGTTAATGTTGGTCAGGAGCACCTAGCTCGCGTTCGTAACGTGACCGGTGGGACCCTGCTGAATGGTACGCCGGTTTATATCTCTGGGGCTTCTGGCGGTCTGCCTTCAGTGGCGAAAGCGAAAGCCGACGTTCAAGCGACCTCAGAATCTACCATTGGCTTACTGACCGCTGACATCGCGAACAATTCCAATGGCTACTGCACGGTTGATGGCATTGTGCATGATCTTGATACGTCAGCATTCGCCGATGGCGACACACTGTATGTGTCAGCCGCCACAGCCGGGGGCATAACCAACGTCAGACCAGTGGCCCCGAACCATGCCGTTCGTTTGGGTTATGTGATTAAGTCCCACGCAACTACCGGCCAAATCCTAGTTCGTATTGACCTTGGGCTAGGGTTGGCTGAACTGCACGATGTGAAATTCACCGCACTGGCTGACACCAACCTCATTCAGTGGGATGCAGCCGGCGGATTCTGGAAGAACGTTAGCGGTATCAATCTGGCTACGCAGGTGTCCGGAGTTCTTCCTGTAGCCAATGGCGGTACCGCAGGAAACACCCAAGCAACAGCACGCACCGGGTTGGGTATCCCTGTCTCAGTACAGAACGCCGAGTACTTGAGCTTGGGAACAATTGCTGGAACGGACACGATCACGGCGGTTGGAACCCCGGTAGTTACAGCCTATGCTGCAAACCAAACCTTTCGGTTCCTTTCGGCGGGAGCCAACACTGGCCCCACTACACTGAATATCGATGGTCTTGGCCCCAAGAATGTGATGAAAGCCGCGTCTTCTGGACCCGTGGCTCTGGTGGCAGGGGATATTCCGGCTGCGGGGATTGTGCTTCAGGTTACGTACGACGGTACTCAATTCCAGATAATCTCTGGCGCAGGTTCTGGTGGTGCAACTGGCGGTGGTAGCGATCAAGTATTCTACGAGAATGACATTCTCGTGACTGCTGATTACACCATCACAACCAGCAAGAATGCCGTAACCGCAGGACCAATCACTATTAACTCGGGAGTCACTGTGACGGTGCCTTCTGGATCAACTTGGACGGTGATATAATATGAGCGTGACAATTAACGGAGATACTGGAGTATCTGCTGTGCAGGATGGGATCATTGTTCAAGCTGACTTAGCTACAGCCGTACTGCCTCTAGGCGTAGGTCAGACTTGGCAGAATATGACCGGAGTGGGTGGAAGAGCTTTAGGCGCTACCATTACAAACACCACGGGTCGCCCTATTCAAGTATCAGTGCGGTGTGGGAGCAGCGCAAACTCTTCAAACCAAGTCGGCTTAACTATTGACTCTATTTTAGTAGCAACAGCCACTACATCTGAGTCTAATGGGACAGCATACGGCGGCTCTGCGCAAACACTTACTGGAGTGGTGCCTGCTGGGTCAACTTATGTGGTTGCAAATACTGCAGGCACTTCTACTATAACCGCTTGGATGGAGCTACGATAATGACTGTAAAAACAACTAACGCTCAACTCGGCCTATCAGTAACTCCCGCGAATAACTTCACGCTAGATGCTAGTGCTAATGATGGCACGATGAAGTTAGAGCGTAATGATGGTCAGGATATTATGACTGTGGATTCCGCTGGTAAGGTGGCGTTTCCACAAGGTCTTAAGGCTACTGAGCTTACGAATAGCGTAACTAACAATGCGCTTACAACTGGCGTTAATACTAAGCTAGGTAGCGTTACACTAACTCCAGGATTGTGGGTTCTTACTGGATCAGTCTCACTGGTCTCTACTGCAGCTAGCATTGCGTGGAACAGTGCGTACATTGGAACTAGTACTACGACGGATACTGGAAGTTTTGTACGAAATATAAATTCACCTAGTGTCGTACTAAATACCCCTGCAAATGGCTCACCTTATGTATTTACCACAAGAGTGGTTGTAGTGACTGTAGACACTGAGTATTCTGTTTATTGTAATCACTCATTCTCTAATGGTAATGCCTGTGGAGCTACTGGGATTATTACCGCAACAAGGATAGGGTAAATTATGACTATATCTCTCGTAGCAGCAGTAGATGGCTTATCCGGTACTATTCAGATTGGGGGTGTTGATAAAGTTAAGGTAGGTGCAACAGGAATTCAATCAGGTGTCCCTACTACTTCTTACGCCAATGATGCAGCCGCAGCCGTAGCTGGCGTTCCAATCGGAGGCTTATATCATACAACGGGTACAGTGAAAGTACGCTTGGTATGAAAGTAACTTGCCATTATCGTAATGATCCAGAGCGCCCACTAGATGATCCCACGCTAGCTAAAGGAGAACGCCGCTTAGCTATCAGAATCTACTCTGGTGATATATGTGATCCAGTACAGATAGGCGGAGGTAATTGGTTCACACCTCCTTATCCTAAGCGTGTCTGGCGTACTTACTGCTCACGGCCTATCCTCCCTTTTATTATGTGGAAGTGGCCTTTCTTAGCTAGAACTGGATACATTGGCTTCAAGCTATACGGTGCGGATTCCCCTGAGTATAAGAAGTGGGGCGTAGGCTTTAAGCCCGAAGATGTTTATGAAGGTTCACAGGCGCTCTGCTTAAGCTTTCGTCCATTTGCACGACAGAAACCATGACACCTGAACAGGAAGCCGCACTAACGGGTGGAGGTGACTGCCAGGAGCATTTCCATCTCTATGACCAGCGAGCAACACAAACCCTTCTTCAAGGGCTTCATGCCGTTGCCAGCCGACGCACGATAGTTTCTGACACCGTTCTTACGGGCATCGAAGACTTTTCGGTCATTGACACCTCTGCGGGAAATGTCCTAATCACCCTGCCGGTAGCCAAGCAGGGGCTGGAATCTGAACTACTGAAGAAGTTTCCCGAGAACATGGTTATTGTGACTGCGCAGGGAACGGACACCATACTGAACCAACTGAACCCGGTGACTATCTCCTCCGGCAACGCGGCTATTCGCTTCAAAGCCTTTGACACCGATTGGCGACCAATATGAGTTATCTTCCTCTTGACCAGATGGCGTTTCGTGACGGTCCTAACCTTGATGCGTTCGGCCGGCTACGTGTATCAGACAGCGTTCAGCTATTAGGGGCTGCGCAGGAATACACATTCCATCCCCTAACCTGGGACCATTACACAGCCACCGGGGGCACAGCCACCTACAGCACAGCTACCTCAAGCACTGTACTGCGCACCAATGCGGCTACTAGCGGTGCCCGTGCCTTGCGGCAAACTAAAATATATTATCGCTATAACCCAGGAAAGTCGCATTTAATCAAACTCACGGGAACCCTGCGCAAGAGTGGAACCCCCGCAGGGGCCTCTTTCTCGGCTCTTGGCTATTATGATGATGATAATGGCGTGTTCTTTCGTGGTAAGTCCAGCGGCGTCTATGTAGTCAACCGCAGTAACACCTCGGGGTCAGTGGTGGAAACCGAGGTATTACAGTCGAACTGGAACCTTGACAAAATGGATGGAACAGGTTCGTCTGGCGTTACCGTTGACTGGACCAAAGAACAGATATTCATAATGGACCTCCAGTGGTTGGGGGCCGGTAGAGTCCGTTTTGGTATGCTCGTCGGCGGTGCAGTTATTTACGTGCATGAGATGCTTAATGCCAATCTGACGACGGCTGTGTATATACGAACAGCGAACCTCCCCGTTCGGTATGAGGTATTCAACTCTGGGGGTGCTGGGGCGGATATCTCCATGGAGGCCATCTGTGCTTCTGTTGATTCTGAAGCAGGTGTGCAAGAGGATAATTTCTACCCGTTCTCCTACTCTGCTTACTTGACGCCGATGTCACTTGACACTACGCTAAGGCCCGTCATCACACGTCGGCTTCGTGACACATTCAATGGCCTTACGGTTAGGGGGCATTCGCAGTTAGGCGACTTTCAGCTTCGTATTGGTACTAACGATGTTTATTGGGAAATCCGTTTCAATCAGACTATAGTTATCGGTGGCGGCGGTTCAGCTACGGTAAATAATGTGGATACGACCAACTCAATAACCGAGTATGATACTTATACAGGGGCTGCGAACACCGTTTCAGGGGGCGTGTTAGTAGCCAGTGGATTCGCGGCTACCGGCTCAGGGGCGGCTCGGGCTATCTCACAGGCATTACTGGGTGATTCTCTTCTGCTGATTGGTCGCACGTATGCTAACGCTCGGGACTCTTTCACACTGTCTGCCCGCTCAATGACAGGTTCCGCTACCTTGTCGCTTGCTGCCAACATCAAGGAACAATACTGATGGCCGAGATTAAGGAAGTATTTCAAATCACCACGCCTGCCGGGGTTAAGCGCGATGGAACTCAGCTGGATGGTGACAACTACGTGGATGCCCAGTGGTGTCGGTTTATTCGTAGAGAGGGGCGCCCTAAGAAGATGGGAGGTTATCAGGAAGTGAATTCCCTACTTCCTGGGCCGTCACGAGCAATTCTGGTCTGGACACGAGGGGACTTCAACTCCATCGTGAGTGGTTCTCAGTTTGGTATTAACCAAGCTAATATTGACAAGAATGGTGGAGCTGGACCTTCCTATGACAGAACTCCTGTGGGGTGGAGCACTTTTGACGGCGCTTGGACTTTGGACAGTATGTATGACGATGCTGTGGGAAGCCAAGGAACCATCATTGTGGCACATCGCACTAATAATATCGGCAGCATTGATGACCCTAGCCCTACTCCTGTTTATTATGGGCTAGCGAATGATACCTCTATTTTCACAGCCATTCCAGGACTTTCGGTGTCAGGTGGGATCGTCTGTATATCACCTTACCTCGTCTACTATGGCTCGGATGGCCTAGTAGGGTGGTCAGACATCAACCAGCCACAGACGCTAACGGGCGGCGATTCTGGCTCCGATCGCATAACGGGAGCTAAAGTAGTCAAAGGTCTCCCACTACGCTCTGCCTCGGGTCCGGCTGCACTACTCTGGTCTCTGGATTCAGTGATTCGCATGGACTATGTGGGCGGCGCAGCGATCTTCAAGTTTTCGACGGTTACTGCCCAGTCCAGTATTTTGTCACAGAATTCGGTGATCGAGTACGACGGTGACTATTTCTGGATTGGCATTGACAGATTCATGGCTTACTCGGGTGGCAAGGTCATTGAAGTACCAAACGAACTTAGCAAGAACTATTTCTTTGACAACCTGAACTTCAGCCAGAGACAGAAAGTGTGGGCCACTAAGATCCCCCGCTTTGGTGAGATCATTTGGTTCTTCCCCTTTGGTGATTCGGTTGAATGCAACAAGGCTGTGGTGTTCAATATGAACCTGAAGACTTGGTACGACTTTGACCTGTCGCGTACTGCTGGCTATTACTCGCAAGTCTTTAATCGCCCCGTGTGGGCTTCTACCAACTCTTCCGACCTGATGCGTCTGACCATTAGTGCGCCGACGGGTACTATTTCTGCGGGAGACACACTTCGCGGGAACACTACGGATGAGCTGGGGTTTGTTCAGTTTGTTGAATCAACTACTTCCTTCCTGGTTCGCCCGTTGCCTGTGTCAGAGGCTTGGGGAACGGTGTTCAGTGTAGGTGAAACTGTAACCAACCTGTCTCAGGTCGGTGGTGGGATGGTTGATAGCGTTGTTCCATTGGGCAGTGCATACATCCACGAAAAAGGTTTGAACGCCATTACAATGAATGAAGAGACGGCGATCGAATCTTGGTTTGAGACCTCGGACTTTGGTTACCCCACGGGTGGTTCTCAACCCAATGGTATAAAAGGGCTTAACCGATGGGCTCGGCTTGCACGCATAGAACCTGACTTTATCATGGAAGGTGACATGACCGTGGAGGTTATTGGTCGTGAATTCGCCCAGAGTCCTGATATTACCAGCGAGCCGTTTACTTTTGACTCGACTACGGGTAAAATAGATTTACGAGAACAGAGAAGGCAGATACGTCTTCGCTTCACCAGTAACACGCTAAATGGGAATTACGAAATGGGTCGTACGATCCTGCACATCGAACCCGGCGACACTCGCTCGTAAGGGATTTTAAGTGGGCCGAACATACCCCTCACAGGAACAGCTCAAACAGCTGATGCGTTATGACCCAGAAGTGGGTAAGTTTTTCTGGCTGAACACCCGTAATTCGCGGGTGATGGCGGGTGATGAGGCAGGTTGGATCTCACGTTCTGGGGTGTACATCCGGATCAGTGGTAGTAACTTCCCCGCACATTGCTTAGCCTACTTATATGTAACGGGGTCTTTGCCGTCTAAGGGATGCAATATTGACCATGAGAATGGGAACAACCTGGATAATCGCTGGATAAATCTTAGAAAAGCGACTTACTCACAGAATAGTTGTAACCGGGCTCCTCAGTCAAACAGTAAGACTGGCGTTAAGAATGTATGCTTTCACCAGGGACTCTCTAAGTGGCGTGTTCAGGTCTCCTCTAAAGCCCATGGAAGATATCAAGGACTCTTTAAGGACTTTGAGTTGGCTTGCCTAGTCGCTGAAGAAGCCCGGGCTTTGTACCACAAAAACTTTGCTCGTGGATAGAAGCTAACAATGGCAAATTCCTTCTCTGGTACTAATACCTTCAGCGACCCCAACCGCGTCGCTGAGATGGAGACACGTCAACGGGTCAATCTTGGTTCTCTCCAAGATAAGGGGTTGGCTTCGGTTCTCCAGCAAGACCTGGGGTTGACCTCCCCTAGCTCATACAACAAATTTGGTGTCTCCTCTCTGGCTGATCTGAACAAGGCCGCGGGTAACTACTCTGCCGTGGACCGCACTGGTTGGTTGGACCAGTATAAGACTGCAGTCAATCCTTACCTTGCGGGGTCGTCTACGGTCAATCGCAATGTGGGCTATGCGAAACGTGATAACCTGGATGATATTGAAAGCAAGCTATCCTCCACCGCGATGCCAGAGGGCTTCACGAAGAAGCAACTAGACGCTTACCGCTTTGAGCTGATGGACCCCACTGGTAAGTCCCTGGGGGAGAAGTATTATGGCATCGATGACATTCTTCGCAACACCTACCGTAACCAGCTAGGGCAAGTGACGGAAGCTGGATACGTTGACCCGAACTATGTGAAGCCAGATGACCCTACGGTGTTCTGGAACCCCAAGTACGAGAAGACGGCTGAACAGAAGATGTGGGAGCAGTTTCTGGCTGGCCGGAATGAGCGGGAGTATCGCCCCGGCGCTACGCTAAAGCCCGGGGCATGGGGTATTAAGGTTTTGGCCGATGGCTCTTGGGGCTATGATCCTGATCAGTATGACACCGTGGCCGCTAGCAAGAAAGCGTACAGATGGGGTGACTCACTGTATGACACTAATGAAGCTGCTACCGCAGCTCGTGAAAACCAGATATACCGTCGACCCAACCAGTATCGTAACCTCATGGAGAAATATGAGGCGGCTGGCGAAGGTGGGATGAACTCACAGAATTGGAAGGGGAACTACGGCGGCGATAACACGTTCTCTGGAGCCTCGGCTATTGCTCAGCTGGGGGGTGACCTCAACATGGTTGTTGATCCGAAGACGGGACAATGGTCAGTTGGGGGCTACAAGATTGATCCGGGTGAGCTTACACCCGAGGCCATGAGAGACTACGGCTATACCCAGTACGTGGAACAGGGTAAGCAGAAGAAAAGAGGGGGATTCATGGGTCAGATGATCCGTGACTTGTCAGGTGGCCTCTCGGTTATTATGCCAGATCAGTTCGACCCATCGCCATATGCTGGTAAGCGGGTCACGGAGTATGGTGGCAACCAGCTCTATCGTGACTACGGAGATAATGCTGACGAGATTAAGGAGCTGATTCGACGTACCTCTGGTGGATCGCTGATGATCAATGAAGCTGACCTGGCTAAGATTCCGGCATTCCAAAATCGGAACATCCATGACTATAATACTAAGTCCCAGGACATTCTGATCCCTAACATGAATGCTCTGCAGAACATGACTATGGCTGGCACTGTGGCTGACGTCTTGTTCCCGCAGTTTACCTGGGGTGGCGGTGCTGCTGGTGCTCAGTCCATGTGGGCAGAACTCAACAAAGAAGCCACGGGACAGAGCAGCGGTGATATCGCCCAGCAGGGTCTAAAGAACTGGGGCAAGGGGGCTCTTACCGCTTATCTGAGTGGAGTGGGTGGCGATATTGGTGCGGGTATGGGAACCGCTGGAACGGCTACAGCCACAGCTGGCAAGACCATTGGTTCAGGTCTGGGTGCTGCTGCGGGTAGCGCCATTGGTCAGGGCCTCACCACGGGAGATTGGGGAGACGCAGCTAAGGGCTTTGGTAAAGGCGCTCTAAGCTCCCTGATAGGTGCTGGTCTTGGACTAGGGGCCGGATCTGTAGGACTCAACCCAGCTCTCTCTAGTGCCATTCAACGACTGGGTCGCATGGGGGCTTCTACGGCTCTCTCTGGAAAGACCCCGACAAATCAACAAACTGTAAGCATGTTGCTTGGTACGCTATTAGGCGGGCTGGGTCAATACAACCAATCTAGCAAATATAGGTCATAAAATGGCATGGGACGACTCTGAATTCACCTCACCTGATTACTCTATGTATGAGGGTGACTCAAACTACACTTTTGACCCCTCATTCACCGATTACTATGGTGATAGCTCTTTCATGCCCGAGGGCTATGAGTCCATGGGCTATGAGAATCCCACATTTGACCTATATGATCAACTGGCCCAGAGCGGTATCATCGGCCAAGACTCCTACGGGATGCCAGACCTATCCGCGCTATATGCCATGGACCCAGAAATGGCCTCGGACATCGGGGCTGGCACTGAGTATTCCTCAGATCAGCTCCAGGGGCTGGCTTCTAACCTAAGCTCCCCAATGCAAAGCACTCTTCAGACCGCTATGGCGGCTGATCCAGTTGCCGCAGCTGGCATCCAGCAGGTGGGTCCCGGCATGTATCTGGACAGCTCGGGACAACTTCTGGACGAGGTTCAGCTACAAGATAAGCTCACCCAGATCTCTCAGCCCAGTATGGGCCAGATGCGGGGTTTTCAATCCAATCCGTTTGGAACCTCCCCTTACACCAATGACATCGGCATCACCGGGATGTATTCACCCTCGGGAGACCCCAGAAGCCAACAGTTTATGACGCTAACTCGTGATGAGCTAAGCAACTCAGGTGGTGTAGGTACCCCTCTGGGTGAAGGCTTAACTGACCCCTATATGGCGGAAAGAGCTCAGGAAAGTGGACCTAATTATGGTGCATTGATGAAGTTGCTGAATAGTTCTTTTGGTTCCATGGGCTCCCCTAATACCTCCTCAGCCAGCAAAACTGCCACGCTCCCTTTGCAGCAGCGGGACGCTCAGGGTAACCTGACTAAGGCTCAGACTGGCCTGAATACCGCGGCTATGATGGCTATGATCGGCGAGGCTATGCGCAACAAGAGCGTTAACGCCACCCCGGGTGCTGGTGATCTTCGTGGCGCTGATGCCTGGTCTGTGGGACGTGCCGCGGGCTCAGGTCGCAAGAAGAAAGCCGAAGGCGGCCTGGCGGCTTACGCTAAGGGCGGTCATGTAAGCGACCCATACTCCCATGGGGGTCAAGCCGACACTGTAAAAGCTTTGCTTTCTGGGGGCGAGTATGTTATGGACGCCGATATAGTCTCCTCCCTGGGTGATGGTGATACTAACGCTGGGGCTGCCAAATTGGATCAGATGCGTCAAGCTGTTCGCAAACACAAACGCTCGGCACCTTCAGGAAAGATACCCCCGAAAGCCAAGTCACCCCTTGAGTATATGAAAGGAGCCAAATAATGGCTACCGGAGCTTATCCCGAACCAGGTCAAACGGTCAACTACAACAACCCCGCTTACTATACTGACACGGGTACTCAGTTTGCTGGGGGTGTCCAAGACCTGCTGGGTCAGAATGGTTACATCAATGATGTAGCAAACAACTGGTATAGTGATTCCCCCACTCAGGGTGCTCTGGGTCAATATGCCCAGTACAATCAGGGGACCATGAATAACTTCATGAACCCCTACACCCAGAATGTGGTCAACGAACAGGCTCGGCTGTCAAACCAGAACCTAAATGAGCAGATTCTCCCCGGGGTCAATAGCACGTTCGCTGGTGCTGGGCAGTTTGGATCCACTCGCAATGCTGACTTCACCAATCGTGCTATCCGTGATCAGCAGCAGAATCTCATGGGTCAGCAGGGTCAGACGCTGTTCAACGCTCAGAATCAGGCTAATACCAACTACAAAGACTGGACTCAGATGGGTCTAGGTGCTGGTCAGCAGGACTTCACTAACTGGCAGGCTCAGGCTAACTATCCTCTGTCAGCGCTTACGCAGGTTGGTCAGATGTATGGCAATCTTCGCCCAGCTCAACCGAGCAGCATCAATACTAGTAGCGTAGACACCGGTGGCAATCTTCAGAAGCTGGGTAGTGTCCTGTCCATCCTGAACACTGGTCTGAATGACTCTACCATCCAGTCTCTGCTGGGTTGGGCTGGTCTGCAGGGTGCTGTTCCTACCAGGAGCTAACATGGATGATATTACCCTTCCTCAAGCCGCCACCTCCAATAATGTAACGGGGGCGCTTCAACAGCTTCTGCTCTCTCGGGTAAAGACCCCCGAGCAGGCTCAGCAGGTCCAGCAGCGTCGTCAACAGTCTCTACAGGACTACCAGACTGAGCTGAAGGCTCCCCCGATGGGCGGCTACACCGGAACCGAGCACTCTCTGTATAACTGGATTGGAAACATTCCTCATAACACCCCGGCTAATGCTCTGTATAAAGGCATTTCAGCCGGGGGTGATTGGGTGAAGAACAATGCTCAGGGTCTCCAGTCAGGCCGTACCGCTGCGGCTAAGGTGGGGTATGAGGATGCTAAGAATGAGGATTCTGAGTCCCTAAGAGAGCTGGCATCTATCTCTGCGCTATCTAAGGGCTTGACTCCTCGTGGTGGGGCGGGCTCATTCATCCAGTTTAAGGATGACAAAGGCAACCTGTACATCATGAACAAGTCCACTGGTGAGCGTGAGCTCATTCCCGCCAGTGGTGCTCCCATGTGGGATAAGGTCTATCGCCAGGCTTTCGACAAGCTTACGGGTGAGGATGACCCCGAGGCGCATGATAAGGCTGTGGTATTCGCCAATCAAACTATCAAGCAATCACCCCTGGGAGTGGCTACAGAAGATACAGTTCAGAAGCCGACGGCTCCTGTGGCTGGGCCAGGGGAACAGACTCTGTCCCTGCCTAAAGGGGTGAAGCCCGAAGCTGAGGCTATGATTACTGAGCAGTTCCAGAAATCACTGGCTTTAGCTCAAAACCCTAATACTCGTGATCAGGGTCTAGCTCAGCTGGATGCCCTAAAGAAGCTTTACCCGGTCAACTCCAGCACTACCAAGATGGATTACATTGACCCCCGAGGCCGTAAGCAGCAGGAGGGCTATGGCGCTGACGAGGGCAAAGGTCTATACAAAGAGCGTCAGTTGCTAAGTGAGCTTCATGGGAAGAACTCTCAACTGGTTTCTACTCTGAATACAATGTCTCAGATGTACAGTGATCCGAACGTACCTGAAGGTAAGCTAGGACCCTTTATCCAGGACTTCCGTTCAGCCATGAAGGGTCTGGGGATTGAGGTAGATAAGAGCACCCCGGATGCCCAGGTATTCGATGCTCTGGCTAAGAAACTAGCTTTGGGTATGAAATCAGCTGATGGTACCAACCTGCTTCCCGGTGCCATGTCCAACTACGAGGATCAGTTGCTTCAGTCCATGTCTCCGAGTCTTCAAGGTACTCGTGAGGGGAATATTAAGCTTATGCAACTGATGATGGAAGTGGCTAAATCCAACATCCGTATCGCCGAGGAGGGAACCAAGTTGGCTGAGGGTAACAAGAACATGTTAGGCCCCGACTGGTACAAGCGTAAGGAGCGAGTGATGCGTGAGGAGATGGCTAGACTGAAGATGATCGCTAGTCAGATGGGAGGTCAGCAGTGAACTTTCAAGAAATGTCGGATGAAGAGCTAAACGCCTACATCAATACACCGGTTCAGAAAGCCATAGTGGCCCGTCAGGAGGCTGAAGGCCAGCCGAATCCCCCTGAAGACACCACTCAGGGTATGTCCGATCTTGAGCTTGCTGGTGCGGGTGCGGGCCTGAGGCTGCACCGCATACCCCGTGGCATCAAAGAAATGGGCATCGGGATGTTTGGAACTCCTGAGGACCTGGCTAGGTATAACGCTGAGAAAGCCGCTAGAGCCCCGATGGAAGAGCAGCTCATGAAGAACTGGGCGGCTAAAGCTGGTAGCTTTGGTGTGGATATGCTTACGGCTGGAGCCCTTCCAGCTAGAACTGGTCCACAGATCATGTCGGCTATTGGAGGCGCAGCGGCTTCTCCTACCCAGCGTGACATCAAAGGTCTGGAGGCCCCTACTCGACTAATGCAGGGTGCCGAGGCGGGTGCCACTACGGGACTGATGGCTTTGCCCATGCGTAGTCTTGGTAAGGCCATCGGGGCGGTAAGAGGCAACTACTCCCCTGAGGGCGTGGAAGCCATGCGACTCAACGAGGCCGCCAAGCGTCTAGGGGTCAACCGGAATGTAGGTGGACTAGACCCCTCTTCCTCTTTCAATGCCTTCGAATCTAACATGCCGGGCTATGCTCGTACGGTGGAAGAGCAGGCTAAAGCTTTTACTAACGCGGCACGAGAAGTAAAGGACATCCCATCAAAATCTGGTAAGTCCTTTGAGAGTCGTAATCTGGAGGGTGAGAAGCTTCGTCAGGGTATCACCGAGGCCGGTGAGAACCTTCAGGCCCAGGGTAAAAACTTGTGGGAAGAGCTGGACTCGTATATTGTCCAGAATAATCTTCCCGGGGTAGCGGCTCGCAATGCCCAGATCAAAGCGGGTGAAATCATCCAGAATTACACTCCGATTAACAAGAAAGGCATGCAGCTGGACAAGAATCCCATTCTCCAGCGCATCAATGAGTATGACCCAGACTCGGCCACTCTGCTAACCCAGCTACTAAGCAACCCTAAAGCGGTTCCTCAGGTAGCCTTCTCTGATCTACACCAGCTTTCGGCCGCGGTTGGCAAGGCTTACCGTAGGGCTGAGAAAGATGCGGCGGCACCTGGGGCTCCCGTACTGGATCGCAAAGTTCGTACTGAGCTAAAGAACCTGTATGGTAGCTTGATGTCTGATGTGGACTCTTGGGGGACCAAGAATCCAGCGGCTCAGAAGATGTTTGAGGATGCCAAGACTTTCTGGCGTGATGCAGTAGTTCCGGGGGTCCAGACCAATAAGGTATTTGGTAAGGCTAGTAAGGGTGTCTATGGTATGAACCCCCGAGGTTACTCCGAACCGGCTCAGCTTTACTCTGACGTGGTAAAGAATCCTCGGGCTATGCAGGATCTCTACCCATACATGTCTCAGAACGTGAGGGATATGACCGACACCCTGAACACCATGCCAGACATGGCCCGTTCGTTGGTTACTAACTCGCCACATCCGCCAGCCCCGGGGATGGGCACACTAACCACTCTGGCGGGGATGTCAGTGGGTAGCCCTTTACAGCTCGCTAAGGGCATGATTTCGCACGCCCCGGGTTTCAATGGTCTGGTCACTTCTGAGCCCGCTAAGCGCTTCTATTTTGCCAAGGACGCTCTGCGTGATACACCCTTGGGTCGTACCGCTTGGGCCTTAAATCAGTATCCTCAGGAAGGACTTCAGGGAATGTCCAAGGATCTAAGGGAACGCGGTCGGAAGTAAACCTGATACGGTGTTCTTCCCCTAGGACGGGCTTCAGCTCTGGAGTCTTACCTGGGGGACTTCCAAAGAACCAATCCCAAAATGGATCACTCTTGGGCTGTGGTGTATAGTGGATGATTTTTAGCATTATAGCTAAACAACCCATCCCACCAAAGAAACTCAGTATAATTAAGACTACGGCTTCCATAGATCCTCCACTTGAAGGGTGAGAGCGTCCAGCTCAGCTCGACACATACCGTTAAACTCTCTGGCGTGTTTCCCGGGTATGATATAGGTTATGTCTAGGTCTTCAACATAACCCGCAATATAACATCGACCACCAACGCGAGATCGCTTATACAGCCAGACAACCTGTTCAGGACGAAGGCATCCCGAGAATACTGGAGTATCATCTTGCTTGGGCATGGCCTTTACCTGTTTAAACTCGATCCAAAACTCCACACCGTTGATGCAGGCGTTTAGATCAGGCGTCCCAGGGCAGGCTGGATTCTCCACTCGAATGTCGTGTCCCGGGGGCAATTTCTTCCTCAGCCGTTTCCCGAATCGGGTCTCTGGTCCTCCACTCATAAATGACCCCAAGTCTCTTTTCTCTTGATTCTACAAACGGCCATTTGACCTATTCCATAGTCTTTAGCTATCACTTTTTGAGCTCGAGGATCGCTTCTTATCTCCAGTACTTGAGAGGATGATAGCTTTACACCCCCAGCCCTTTCTCCCCGATTGTGAGCTTGCCTACCTTTACTTACCTTGTCGTCCATATTATCTTGGTGAGTACCGAGGAAGAGATGATTTGGATTTACACAAAGTTTATTGTCACACCTATGGAGCACATGTAGACCTTCGGGTATTGTTCCATTACTTAACTCCCAGGAGACCTTATGAGCTCGACTGGACTTTATACCCACCCTATAACTCGGGGATACTTGACCATATCCACGATCAAACTTACTTCCCATCCAAATCCAACAACCCCGGGGGTTTGACTTATCCACTTTGTCCCAAAAACTGGGCTTGATTACCAGTGACATCTTGTTTGCTCCTGATGCAAAAAAGAGGCCGCATGACCGGCCCCCTCCTGTGTTACACCAGTTGAAGATTACTCGTCGTTGTCTTCTTCAACTTCAGCGGCGGCCTTCTTGGACTTGCGAGCCTTCTTCGGCTTCGGCTCAGCTTCTGGGTCGACTTCAGCCTTTTCAGCCGGGGTCAGGAGAGCGATGATCTCGTCCTTGCGCTCGATCGGGAAGACCCAGCGGAAGCCTTCACCCTTTTCTTCACCAGCCAGCTTCTTGCGCAGCTTGACACGAGCGCCCTGCGGCTTGATGCCCATTTCCTTGCAGATTTCGGCCAGGGTGATTTCGTTGGAATTGATTTGTTCGTCAGCCATGATGTTGCTCCTAGAGTTGATTTGAAATTGTTTACAGGTTTGTTGGAACCGAACTTTCATTATACCTATGTACACCTACCTTGTAAATGGATAATACGGCCTCGGACAACTTCTTCTTCTCGACTACGGCGTCATATACCACTTCATCCATGGAGCCTTTGACCAGAAGATAGTAGTACTTGGCTACTGGAGTGTCTACTAGCACGATACGGTCTTTGAACTGCTCCCACTTGAGGTAGGAATAATTCATGGAGAAGATAACCATGTGCTGGTGGTGAGCCAGGTTGATAGCTTCCCCCGCCGAGGGGTTGAGCAGGGTTATCTGACTACGGTCTTTTGGGTCATATTGATGCTTTCCTCGAATCTGGACATATTGGATTCCACGCTCACTAAGGCCCAAGGCAATGGCGTCCATTTCAGCTTTGTAGTTCGCGACAACACAGACAGATTGTCCCTTGAGTTCCCCGTCGAGTAAACTCCAGAGGAAATCGAGCTTGTCCGAGTGGACATGATGGGTAGTTCCTTCGTCATCTTTGAGGTAGCCTCCGCAGAGTTGATGTAACTTCAAGGCCTTAGTAAGGATCATAGGGGCCGTTACCAGGTTACCCTGTATTTCCGTCATTAGGGCCGTTTCTAATTCAGCGTACGCCTGGGAAAAGGCCTCTCCGGGGATCACGGGGTACTTCCTGGAACGTATTAGCGTCTTAACGGTGGCCACTTCCTCCCGTGTGACGCGATAGGATATGCTCTTTAGGATCCGCTTGAACTCTTCCTGGTTCTGATACCCCTCAATGGTGGGGAATGGGTCTTCACGCCCGTTGATGAAGCGCTCTCCCATGATCAGATAGCGTTCGGAGAATCTACCCCAGGTAGGGAAGAGGTCGGGCCGAATGAACCTGAGCTGGGAGTAATAATCCGACATACAGTTACCCTGGGGAGAACCCGACAGTATCAACCTGTACTGGCTAAGCTTGCCTAGCTTCCAACAGGCTTTAGTCTGCTGACTACCGCGTTCCTTGATTCGGTGGCTCTCGTCGATGATGGTCAGGTCTACTCGACGTAGGATATCTCTTTGCTTGATACGGAAAGACTCGAAGCTGTAGATCTCAAAGTACTCTTGATCTAACCCAACCAGAGCAATCTCCTGTCTCCAGACTGGGATGGCCTTCTTGGGACAGATGATGATGTTGTCAGTGCAGTTCCAGAGCTTAGCTAGAGTGAGAGCTGTGACCGTCTTGCCCGTGCGTTGCTGCATGAAAAGGCCATAGCCCTGATGGGAAGAGGCCGCCTCAACCGCCAGCTGCTGGTAGGGTCTAAGCTGAAAGGTCATAGCCCCACGAATCTCATGTTGCAGGCACTGGAGCAGAAAGCATAGTTGCTGTCGAACCTGGCCTCGGCCTCAGGTACCTCTTTGCCGCACTGGTCACAGGTAACAATGCCATTGAACTCAGTGTAGGTCCCTAGTCCTCTCGAAGGAAACTGTCGAGCAGTGGGGTCAACGATGGTTCCATCGGGTTTGACGCACCACCAGTGCTGCTCGTTACGATCCCAGAGGGGGCACCAGTAGTGACCCCGAACCAGACGAAGTGTGGGGTCCTCCAGCACGGCTGCCTCGGACATTTCCTTACACTTGCCCCGGAACTTCAGGTAGTCAGAGTCTTTATTCATGATGCGTCCTCATTTGCAAAGCACTCCTTTAACATACCAACAATCTTCTCGGCCTCTTCAGGGGACCATTCCCAACGACCCCCGGGTTTCTCGACAAGCTTACGTAGGAACTTACGGGCCTTGGAGGGCTCCCAGCCACTGGCTTCGCAAATCTGCTGGAGGCCCACTGTACCCCCGCTAAAACTAGGGGCGTCCCCAGTGGGCTCTGATTCTGCTGAATACCCCAGAATACCCCGTAAAACCACTCGGGCCTGGCGGGACATGGGCAGGAAGCTCTTGAGATAGACTTCAGCGAAGTGTTCCGGGGTCGACTTCGTATGCTTCTTGAGTCGCATGAAGTCCTTAGCGGAAAGCTGAATGCAGTCGATAGACCCATCGCGCAGAGTGACGAAGTGACGGGTCTTACCAGCATCGCGGTACTGCAGGTAGGTGTGTTGATTGTGATCGGTGAAGATGAGATGTTCAGACATTGGAGTGGCTCCCAGTGGGTACAAACCAATTATACCCTAAACCCAATGAAAAAGGGGACCTAAGCCCCCCTTAATGCTGTTCCCGCTTCTTATGTTAGGAGTCGGGGAAGAGTTGTGTCACCAGCCCGGTCACCTGCTTCAGGCGGCGCTCGGTGAGCTCATATTCATCAACCAGCTCGATCACTTTGAGGAACTCGATGTCCCTCTGGGCGGCCTTTTCGTTGATCTTCATTTCAAGATCAGCTAGCTTTGTCTCTAGCTCAACCTTGATGATTTCCGCCTTGGCCTTGGCTGAACGAACGCGCAGTGGAATCATTGACTCTTCGAGCTTTTCCTTGGTCAGGGTGATCAGCTCTTTGAAAGACTTGACTTGAAATGCCATTTGAATCTCCTAAAGCAGTAGAAGTAACTGTTTGTTGATAGTGGGTGAAGCGGTAGCTACTACCGCATATGCGGTCTCAGGAAACGAGGCCTCAACCACGCCCCGATGAGATGGGGACTTAAGCTGTAGAATATATCCCCGGGGAAGTCGAAGAGCATAGTCCCCCTCACTTAGAGGTCTGGGCCAATCCCCAGAGTCGATATAGATCTCTGAGTGACCCTTATACATGACATCCTGTATCTCTACGCGACCCCGAAAGAACCCCTCGATAATGTAGCGAGTTTCTGAGCACTCAGTGGCAGTTAGTCCCCGAACCATGTGGTCGGGGATTACGGCACAGCAATACCTCATGTGATCTCCTCAAGGGGCGCTAGGCCCCTGTTATGAGTTACGCCAGAGTGATGTCCGAAGCGGCCAGTTCCCATTCTTCCTTGGAGCCGTTCACTTCAACTTCCACCACCACTACATCCCCCGAGGCTGAGGCCACGATACCGCTCATTTCCTCACCCTCGTATTCGAAGGTTACCTTAGCTCCCTTCTTCGGACCCTTACTGCTGGCCGCGGGTGCTGAAGGAGCAGCTTCACGCAGGAAGTCAGTAATACGGGGCTTCTGCTTACCCTGGTAGGTTTCATTGGCCACAACGCACATGACCTTGTTACCCTTGTAGGAACCCAGGTTCAGGCCGAACTTGCCATTGACTTCCTCACCCATAGCCTCCAGAAGACCCTTCAGGCGCCAGAGGGCCGTGGGCTTCAGAGAGGTGTTGTCATACACCGTGACGCCCTTATAGGTACCCTCAGCGACCTTCCACTTCCAGGCCAGGTATTGATTACCCTCCTGGCTTTCCTTCTCCTCAACCGAGACAACCTCCAGCAGATAGTTGTCATCGGGAACGGAACGACCCCCGGACTCAACATCCGTAAAATCAACGGTTACATCACTACGTTTTTTCGGTCCAGCCATGATTGCTTACTCCTTGGTTAAGTATGTCCAACGCTTATGACTCTTAATAAGACTCACCAGGCCAATGGATATACTGTATTTTGCTGCTATTGATCGAAGTGTTCCAGTCTCTTCTCTAATTGATAGAACCTGAGACTCACTGAGGTTATTGCCACTTACTGAACTACCACGAGCTTGTCTCCCCTTGCTTACTTTGTCATTAGAGTTATCTAAGTCAGTACCCAAGAAAAGATGGTAAGGATTTACACAAGCTCGATTGTCACAACTATGAAGCACTTTCATCCCCTGGGGTATAGGTCCAAAATGTAGCTCATAAGAGAATCTATGAGCTAAGGAGAGACCCAGAGAATAAGCCCCCAGCCTAAAAGACCCATAACCCTCGGGTTTAAGCGTACCGATCCACTCCCAACATTGAGGGCCCTTTGAAACTTTACTCCAGAACCTTTCAAGTTGATTCATGTCATCTACTTAGTCAGGGACTTACGAATGGGCTTCTTTTCACCCTCTGACATGAGCATCATTAGCTGGGAGAACTGAGGATCAACCAGATGGTCTGGGATGGTGGTTCCCAAGGGGTTCCTCATCTTGGTAGTGTAATATGCATGTGGACCGATACGCATACAGTATTCCACCTTACGGGACTTGTCTTCCAGGAACACCTCGCGAACGTACGTGTTGCCGATGGCCTTGACAGCACCATTCAAGGTTCCGGCCACTGATGGCATCAGGCGAGCACCAATCTGGGGGTCGATGGTATCGTCATCCTCACCTGACTCACCTTTACTGGCACGGTCATGAGCGATGAACAAGACGTTAATATCATCCTCAACTAGGTCACGGTAGTTCAGCAGCCAGGTTTTCATCATACCGGAAACCACACCCCAAAGACGCTGGGACATAATCTCTTTTCCCTCTTCCACCATGGCGTGCTCCATACACAAATCCTGGAGGGAGGAAATTTGATCCAAGATCACCGATTTGTACTTCTTCTCCTTTTTGAGATACCAGAAGACTTCCTCCACTTCTGACCAGGTGTTGACCGATACTACATCAACCCCATCACGGTCAGCAATGCTATCAGTACCTTTCTCCCGGATGTCAATCAGGAGTGCCGGGGTGGGGAATGACGCACCGAAGGTGGTCTTACCAGTTCCAGAGCGTCCATATACCAGCATGGACAGGACCTTCGGCAGGGCTTTCACCGAGGTAATACGATCCAAAACAGACATTTACTTCTCCTCTCACTTAGTGAGTGAATGACCCGAAGATTCGGTCGGGTCGTCCGAACAGCAATTATACCCTAAGCAGGCCGGATGGTAAATAACTGCTTCTTGATGAAAGATCCGTCCAATCCACGAACCTCAGCCGAGCAGAGCTGGTAGTAACTGCAGGATTTGCAGTCTCTGGTCATGTTCCTGCAGAAGCGCTTACCATCATGATTGAGCATTTCCCGAGCGGTGCCGAAGAAGTCCTCCACTACCTCGGTGATCAGCGTCTCTGAGGGCTTTGGAAGATAGACACGCTTGAAGAAGGTATTCTTAGCGGTCAGAGCTAGCATGTCAGCGTAGTTAGCGGGGTTGAGCCCATGGGCCACGATGGAGGCCATGTAGGTATCGGCATCACAGTCAATGTTCTTCCGCTTACTTAGCTGACCATTCTTCAGGAGTTCAGGAGCTGTGGGCGGCTTAGTCCGTAGGTAATCCCATAGGATGCCATCCACGTGCTCCCCGTTTTCCCGCATACCCCAGTAGTACAGGACCGTCTGGATGTCAGAGAAGCGTGTGTGCTCGTCTGGCAGGATCTTATGGGTCTTATGGTCATCCAGCCAGCGTCGGCCGTGCTGATCATCAGGTAGGGCGTCGATGATACCTTTGAACTTCATGCCCTTGTACTCAGCCAGCAGCTCGATTTCTGCTCGGCCACCATAATCCAGCCCATCCTTGGCCCAATGCTTGTTGTAACGAATGATGGTGGATTCCAGCTCTTCAGGGCGGGGATAGTCTTCGGCTTCCTCGCCCCAAAGGGTGTCATACACCTCTTTGTAGGTAGCCAGGGGCTCACGCCAGTCAGTCCCCTTGATCTGGGCTTCCAGCATAGCATGCAGAGTGGTTCCACGAAGCAGAGCGACAGGGGAGGTCTTACGCTGAAGACCCTGCTCATATTTGTAGTCATAAGACTTTTGGCAGCGTCTCCAGGTTTTCACCTTAGACTGGCTGAAGTAATCTACTTCCATGATATTACTCCTCAGCGTCCAGCTTGGCCAGAGCACGCTTAACCGTGTTGTTTTCCATCAGCTCGTCGATGAAGCTTTCGATGTCGAAGGACTGGATCAGCTCCTGATAGGCCTGAACCTGCATGGCCCGGGTCAGCTTCACCAGACGGGCATCATCCGGACGGAACTGTTGCTGGGCCAGCATAGCCAGGTTAGCGATCACCAGGCCACCGATCGTGGTGTCCACGTAACCGCGGACCATCAACGGGGCTTTCTTAGCCAGTACTTCCTTGGCCTTCTTGTTAGCCAGACGACCGGCTTCTTGATAAGCGGCGACAGTGGCGGCGGATTTGTTGGAGTCGATAACGGTGTTCAACTTGGATGACATGATGATTTCCTTTTTGGTAGCGATAACAGGTGCGGCAGTGTTGGTTTTGACATTATAAGGCTGAATCCATTCTTCGTCATCTTCTTCATCCTGATAGACATTGACATAAAGACGAGTGGAGAAATCCCCAGTGACATTATGTTTCGTCACCGTACAGTTCAGTGTTTCCCCCTGGCTGAGTAAGCTATGAATCCCCTGATTCAGTCCCTTGGGTATCCAACCTATTTGGGTATCCCCGGGATTGAGGAGAAAGACCCCGACGGCATAATCATCATGTTCATTTTTAATCTTCAGAAGCTGAAGAGTTGTTCCGACTATGATACGGTTGACATGCTGTCCATATTTATGGAACGAGAGACCAGTAACGGACCCTCGATAGACCAGTTGGCTCATATTAGTGCTCCTGAGTAGCGTAAGTGGAGGCCAGGTCGAACAGCTCAGAGTTGAACTTAAAATCCCGCTTGACGTTCTTCACTGGCTTGATGTTAAGAGTACGATTGTTGGAAGTGACCCCCGAGAAACCTCCTTGAGTCAAGTTCTCTTGGACACGGTTGAAAACCCGCCAGAGGTCAGATCCCTTGTCAGCGTCCCGACGAGTCAGCAGCAGCTGCTCAGCCGTTACCGGGGTCTTATCACCCCAGCGGATGGCCATGGCTTTGTTAGCGAAGTCCACTTGCTCTTTGAATGGAACCTCAACTTCCATCCAGTCCTTGACCGTACCCGAGAGCTTGTGGGTAAGTTCATCCATTCGGCCCGTAACCGCGGTGATCTGTTCTTCCAGGTTCTTGATGTTGTAGTGCTTCAGCGAGACGCCCTCCCAGAGGGAACCGGCGACCATACCATTGGAGCAGACCATTCGGAACATACCCAGAGCCATACGCAGCGCCCAGGAGCCATTGTGTGAGTTCAGCACAATGATCTCGGGAGTGACACCCTCCACGTTGATGTCCAGAAAGTCTTTGTGACGCAGGCGAAGAGCATGGCGTGCGAACTGCGGGGTCTTGGAGTGTTTGGCAGCGTTGAATGAAGCCACCTGCCAGCCCATGTCCTGGAAGCGGGAGAGTACGTCAGCGGTCTTGATGTGAACGTACTTCTCACTCATCTTGGGGGAGTGAGTCTCAGAGTAAACTGCTGAGGGGAGGATGAGGTCAGACATTTGAATCTCCCTGAAAGTGGTTGTAACCGAAGTCGGTAATCAGTGCCGACAAATCAATTATAAGGGATACAGCGAGTGTCAGGGGACCTTCTTCTCGATTAGCCTTCGACTTCGCTGAATAATGAGTCGACCGACTTCCCGGCCCAGGTTGTAGCTCATGCCCCGAAAGAAGCTCTGAAGAGCCATACCCATGGCCTTCTCAACCTGTCCCTGGGGTACCTTAGAAATCTTGGTCGTCATTCTCAGCTCCTTGTGTCTTCGGGACGTATTGCTTGCAGATATGAAGAACTTCGGTAGCCGGGATCACCAGCCTCCATCCGGAATCCAGTTGCTTCCACTTGAGCCCCTTCATCCCACAATACTTGCAGACTGGAGAAGATGCCCGACGAGTGGAACCCTTTCGGTACCACTTCGGATAGGCATCCATCATGCTATCATTCAGGTAGTCGGCCATCTCTCCCATGATTAGCTCTTGTCTTCTCGAACGCAGTGGAAACGTGGGTGGCGTAGAGATCCCTCCGGCGTGATCTGGTGGTAATGGATTTCGATGACCTTCCCACGAATCAGGTTCGGATCGGCCCAGAACATCTCACGTTCCTCATCGGAGAAGCCCGTACCGATGCTCACTCGCTTGCCCTTGAAGTAAACGATAACTGCTCCAAGCATACCATAGTACTTGCCTTCACCCTGGATGACGTCCTTGACCAAGAGATCCACATCATTGATCTCCTTCAGCTTCAGCCAATCCCGATGCTTACCCTTACGATACAGGCCTTTCACGTTCTTGACGATCGCTCCCTCATACCCGGTGTCCAGGAAGCGGTTGTATAGGTTCATCACCTCCTCATCAGTTTCGACACGGAAGGAGGGAACGAGCTTTAGATTCTTGAACTCGGTATCCCGGGGAAATAGGCTCTCCAGATCCTGCCGGCGCTGGTAGTAGGGCCTAAGCGGGTTATTCCACTCATCCATGCCCATGACATCGAACAGATGATAGTTGGTATTCTCATTCTGTTGCTCTTTGCGACGAACAGCAGAGCTGGACTCATTGAAGTTACCCGAGATCAGCTCTCCGTCAATGACACAGTCCCCGAGGCCTTTGGTAAGCTCCAGAATCTGCTCCTTCAGATGGTCAGAGGAAGTGAATGGCAGACCATTACGGGAGAGTAGCAGAACTACCCCTGACTCCACAATCGCTACACAGCGTAGCCCATCGTATTTGGGCTCCACGGCATAAGAGGTACGGGATTTGGCCACATCATACTTGTGAGCTCGCATGACCTTGAACTGTCGAATCAGCCCTGGGTAGGCTTTCAGCACCAGCTGAGGACCCACACCACAGCGTAGATCCTTACGCAGGACTCGAGTAATGAGCTCCTGGTCCTCGACGTCCAGGCAGGCTTCACCTAGCAGCCGCTTAGCCTCATTGCCAGTCACCTGACGTTCAGCGCAGCGACTCAGGATTTTGAAGGTATCGGCCAGCCCCTTTGGCTCACCCTCAACTGATGTAATGCCAAAGGTGATGAAGGGGTCGGTAGCTAGACGAAGAACCTCCCGAAGTTCAGACTGGTAGGGGTAGGCCTTCAGAAGGTTAAGCTTTACTTCTGGTGATCCCTGTTCAGAGATCTGATTGAATAGTTTAAGCATGTAAATGGCTCCAAGATTTGTGTTTCTTGATTAAGTGGATAAGTACTACACTTACATTATAGTACTGAGATAGCGTTATAGCCGAATCATTGCAATCATCTAAACCACGAATCTCTATCCTCCTCCAAAAGTCATCCATTATATTTCTCACCCTTCCAAGTGCGGCCGGCCCCCCATGTTCCGACTTCCAGGTCGGCCACGATGGGTACTGGCAGAGAGATACCCCAGTGATCCAGCAGCTCGGGATGCTCCATTCGGGCTTTGATCTGGGGGAGCATCTCATCCAGGAACTCTGTTTTGACCCACATAAGGATGGAGTCATGCACCTCCCCACGCACCCTGAGTTTAGCTCCACTGTCGGGCACTTGAAGGTTGTAGAATATATCCAACATGGCCATGACTTTCAAGTCACCAATGCAACCCTGAACGGGTGAATTGATGGCTTGACGCTCGCATTCGGCTTTCACCATACGGTCTGGAGACCATATGCCAGGAAGCCGGCGTTTGCGACCGATGAGGCTTCTAACGAACCCATCCATCTTTACGAAGGTCTTCTGCCTATCATGCCAGATGGGGAGGGCTGAATAAGTGGAGAAAAAGGCCTGCTTAATGTCCTCGGCTTCCTGTAGCGATACCTCCCAGTCATACTTCAGCTTTGCGTATTCAGTGAACTTCTTAGCCCCCATCGAATAGAGAAATCCAAAATTCACAGCCTTAGCCTGCTTCCGCTTTTCCTTCCAGGGCTTGTTCAGTTCGATGGCCCTATCATGTCCCATCTCCTCCAGGTAATCAAGGATGGCCACCATGCTCATCCCATCACAGTCCCCACGATCCTTCTCCACTGTGTCACGAGCTAACAGAAGATTCTCATTAGATCCACCCATCTTGAGCATACCAACACAGGTTCGCCAGTGGACGTCAATCCCCTCGTTGTAGCAACGTATGAGCTCCTCATCCCCTGATACGATAGCCGCAATACGAAGCTCAGCCTGAGAGAGGTCACCCTGGATAAAGGTCCAGCCCTCTGGGGCCTCAATCAGGTTACGAATGATGCCATCCCGTGGTACCTGGTGAAGACGCGAGGAGTATCGCCCAGTGACCGTACCATGCAGCTTGGTGCCCAGGAACAGGGAAGATCCAACCATATACTCTTCCCAGCCATCCACATAAGTGGAAAGCATTTTCTGGTGAGAGCGGTAGTCAGTGAGCATTCTGACCACGGGATGTCCATCGAGTTCAGCCAATGCGGCTTCCCCACTGGACGGGGCGCCCTTATCAGTAAATACCCGGGGAGTCAGCCCCAACGTCCCGTAAAGGATCTCATTGACCTGTTTAGGGCTATTCCAATTTACAGTAGCCCCCGCCATATCATTCAGCTTTTTCTCTACGGTATCCAATAACAGCACCAGCTGCTCACGTACCTCAGCTCGTCGCTTCAGGTTAACGTGATGACCCTCTCGCTCGATGACCTCATACATGCGTGAGGCAGGCATAGTTAGATGCTCATAGATATTGCGGGTCTCAGCATCCTGCATGAGCATGCGACGGAACAGCTTGGCCAGACGATAGGTACGATAGCAGTCCCGGCCGCAGTATACGAACAGCTTCATGGCTTCCACTGCGCCCTTTTTCTCAGCCGTGGTAAGGTCATAGTCCGGAGCGTTCAGGAACAACCTGGAATTCTCCTTCAGCCCATGCGGAGTGTTCTCATCCAGGTTGTAGTGCATGAGCATGGTGTCGTCCTTGTTGTAGAAGGAGACGCCCATTTTCATATACAGCCAGAGACTGTCGAACTTCCAGTTCTGGTTGGTTACCGGGACATGCTGCTCGGACATCCAGTGTAGTAGCTTACGCTGAGCATCCGCTGGCAAAGTCGGGGCTTTTCGTATGGGTAGGACCCAGCAACCCTGTGATTTAGGCAGGTATACGCCCACGCAGTTTATGTAACTGTCCGGGTTATACCAGTCCAAACCCGAAGTTTCCAAGTCGCATACGAATTCGGGTTCATGTGGGAAGGCTTGCATGAACTCGTCCAGGTTTGAACGGTCGATGATGCGTACCCTGGGCTCCTCCCACTCGATTTCAGCTACGCCCTTGACCAGGTCACCAAACCGCTTGATGATCCGCTTGAACTCGGGCTCTTTACTGGGGTCGCGAAGTACATAGGCGGGAGAGTAGCAGGGGACATAGATCACTCCATCCTTCTCAATGAACTTACCCGCGACGCTGGAAAGGTTAGCCGCTTTGACTACTGACTTAGCCGCGGTCGCTCCCATGACGAGAACATACTTCGGTTTTTGTTCTTTGATCTCATCCTGTATATAGCCCGCACAGGCCTTACACTCAGAGGGCTCCACCTTCTTACCGTCCGGGGGCTGGCACTTGACGACTCCAGTGGCGTAATAGTCCTTGATTCCAACTCGATCAAGCTCTGAAATAAGGATCTTCCCAGGACCCCCGGTAAGGTATTCACCACGGTTGATGTTAGTGGCACTTGGGGCATCCCCAATGATCATTACTCCAGAGCTAGCGGCAGACCCGTTCCCATAGAGACAAACAGTTGATGAAGATTCTGAAAGACTACAGAGGGTACAGTTTGGATTTCGCATGGTATTCCCGCGGAGAGTAGGATTTCGATACCCGAGGTATCACGATAAGGCCTCAGGTATTTTACCCCAATTAGCCCGGTGTTGATTAGCTGTTTAGCACAGGGTAGGCAGGGGCTATCGGTGCAGTACAGGACAGCCCCCTCGGTGGAGATGCCATGACGAGCTGCATAGGCTACGGCATTCTGTTCAGCATGCACCGTTCGCTGGCAGCCCGTTCCCATGGCACTGGAGGCTACTTTACAAGCCTGAGTACAGTGAGGAAAGCCCGCGGGCGGACCAGCATATCCCGAGCTAATGATACGGCCCTCTTTAGCGATGATGGCCCCTACGGCCTTACGTCCACAGGTGGAGCGAAGGGAGGTGACCAGAGCATGGAGCATCATCTGCTCATCCCGGGTAATTCGAATACTCATCTTAGCCACTCCAGTAACGTGGTAATGGGCAACGAGAAGCCCGCGGCGTTCTTATGACCTCCACCACCGAACTGTTTGGCGATGGCCGATACGTCGTAATCTCCATTGGACCTGAGAGATACTTTGGCCATGTTGTCAGATCCCAGATACCAGACAAGGCCATAAGAACCCGATTGATTGGCAAGTTCATGTCCCACCTCCGACATATGGACATTAGTATTGACCACGAGACCTGGCTCGCCGGTCCATCCATACTGCTCAGTGTGTATGGTTATCCGGCACTTACGGGCATGCTTAGCACTGGACTTGACCTGGGCTTCCTGTGCACCGAGAAGCATATGTCCCTCGTCCACTACCGGCCAGTAAGACGTCTCCAGGCCCACCTGGATGATGTCCCTCCACTGCTCAAAGGTCCAGGGCTTGCGAGCGGCCATGCCGGCATGGAACGCCTTGCTGTCAGGAAGCTTAAACTGCCAACGGTCACGGTCGTCGATCCATCTCACCCAGTCTGGGGCGGGCTGACCGCCACTGAAGTATTCCCAGGCGAGCATGGTGCCGGATTTGTTGTTGTCCAGGACAATGTGGGTGTATTCGGTTTCATCCAGATATAACTGGCGTTCCTCCTCACACCAGGCCTCGAAAGCAGTCTTATGGTGATCAAGCCAAGTGACGTGGTCTGCAAGTTCGATGATCTCTCCCGTGACTAAGGCATCAAAGCTGAAGTCCAGGATATAGACATCACGATTGATTACTTCAACCTCATCTAGGATCTTCACACCATAATCCAGGGGTAAGTACTCGGCTTCATCACCGAACTTTAGCCAGGCACAGTAAGCGGCACCGAAACCGTCGGTACAGTTTGCGTGATATATGATCAATGGTTTCATTCTACGTCATCCAAGTGAATTTGCGGTTGAAGGGCTACTTCCCTCAGGTCATACTTCTCAGGCTGGCCTTTGAATTGCTCCTCGGTGTAGATGAAAGCATGCTTTCCCCCAGTGACCTCGAAGATCTTGTCCCAAGCCTGATGTATGGTATCGGCGGGTACTCGAGAATAGCATCTCTCCAGATGCGACCCGAACCCATAGGTTACGAAAAATTCATTCATTTTAATGCCACTCGATCGGTTGTGAAGCAATGAAGGGATGTGATGTGCATGGTAAGTGTCCCTGGAGCCACGTTGTCCCAGTCCATTTCCGGCCTGGCCAAACGGCACTGCTGAAGAACCCATAACTGAAGTCTAAGGGTAAGATATACGTCGTCCCTAAAATGACGCACGAAGTCGCAGGAGCGTAGATAGTAAACGCAATGGAGTTTATTCTCTCGCATAATAAAGTGGTAGCCCAGGGAACAGGGAACGCGCTTCTCCTGAACGGCGGCTCCCAGGTCCTCAGGGAACCAGACCGGCAGGTAGGCTTGCCTAGTGGTCGGTTCGTTGGCCAGAATGGTGACAAGATCATCTAAGTCTCCGTAGTGGAAACGAACGCCCTTATGAGGGGCTATAGAGTCGGAGTGAAGTACCCCGTCCGGGGTTGTTCCCGCAGCCTTAGGCCAATACCTTTCAGCATACGAATGATCGAACTGGGGATCTTTCTCTCCAGAACGTCGATGAGTATCCGCGGAATTGGAGTACGGCCATATGCGCCATGTCTGACCAGGGTTAATAGGATCACCAGATACACGCTCCTGAGTAAAGTGAGCGTCAGCCCAAGGGAGGTTTGGATGAATCTGATCACGATAGAACTCCAAATTTTCAGTGGGGAGATCATAAGTAAAGGAGTAGTTTAACAACTCCAGCATGGGTTGAGGGGCTTTGACTGATTGCCAACGAGCTCCCTCAACAGTAGGCGCCACTAGCATACGCTTAGTGATGTCCTGAGCAATGGATTCAAATGGTCTCATTGGCAGCAGCTATGAATGTAGCGTTGAAAAGAGAGCCCACATTTAGTGCAGCGCCCGTTCATGTCAGTCTGGCCATCAGCCTCATCCGGCCACTGGTGATTGCACTTCTCATCGATAGCGGGAGAGACGTGAACCACCGTCATTTTCTGGCTGAACGTGGGACAGGTAATGGCTCTCTCGGGATCCACCAGCTGAGCGGGAAGCGCCCAGTGCGGGACGGGGAACTCACAGGTATAGTATCCCGTTGGGCCTTTTACAGAGATGTGCACGCAGTCTTTGCAGTGTTTCCGATCAGACATACCGCTTCCTTTCGTTGAGGCATTTCTGAGCGATGTCATAGATATTGGTATAACCATAACGACCCGAGGTTAGTGCTGCTATAGCAAGCTGGTCTAGTAGCTTGAGCTTCAGGGTATGAATCTCATCCCTAAGCTGCTGGTTTTCGAATTGAAGTTCATTCTCCGTCGCCATCGTCTTCTCCTATGCCTTCGTCATTGAAGCTGGCCCCGTTTGCAGAGCAGTAGTCAGCCAGCGCTTTACAGTCCAGCTTTTCCTGGGCTATACCCCACATTTTAACCCTATGACGATACTGGTACCTACACTCCTTCTCGAAGAATTTCGCTGTTGCATTCAAGAATGTACGATAGTATCTTGGATCATGTTTCTTTATGTGTTCATAGAACTCAATAGCGTCGGTATGCTGAAACAGTATAGGGGCGAAAAGGGCCGTGATGAAAATGTTAGCAAAGTAGAATCGATAAGTTCGGGGTGTATGGGCTAATCCTAATTGTTCAAGTATCATGGGTATCAGCACATGATCAGCGGTGTGCTTCTGTATAATCTCAGTAGACCTGTAAACCACATCCACCTCGGTCCACTTAGGGGTCTGAGTAATGATTAAGGAACGGATGCAGTGACCTTGACTTTTCGTGGGGTCTTTCGCCTGGCCTATGGTATTGAGGGCCACAGAGGTGTGGGGTGATTTCCTGCGGGCCGCAAGTTTTACCCTGGCAGCGTCCACTTCGGCCTGATTGAAGTAGTTCCGCATCAGCTGGGACACTTTCCCGCCCCTGTATCCCAACTGAGCTAGGTCAACCTCGGGCAGGGCATCCAGCTCCCAGCTTACCCCCTGGACAACTTTGCGGACACCCGTATAGATACCGGGTTGCGTGACGACATGACGACAAAGGTCAACCAACATGCTTAATTCCTAACATAAATGAAACTACTGATTTGATGGATTCTACTGACTTCATCGTGCGTTTGCTACGTCTTCGAGCATCCTCCCTTTCACGTACTTCCTGGGCTAACCGGCGTTTGCGCTTACGTTCAGCGGTTGTTTGTATGTGGGGCTTAATGGCATCTTCGCCAGGACCCCAGACATACACCGCTACCCACGGACCCTGAGGGCTATCCCGTCGCCAGGAGATTACCCGTATCTCTTCACTGGTATGAAGTAGCTTGAGATACTCTCTGGCATTCCTGGCGTCGATAAAGCATCGAGCTTCCACATCATGAAAAGTAAGCTGAGCCCCTGAATGGAACTCAGCCTTAAGCTTTTGCATGGTAGGATTCATCATCCTTGGGAGCATGCGTCTTTCACCCGATTTTCAACCTGCTCATCATTCCACTCGAATGGTACCGTGAGCTGAGCCACATCATCTGACCTGTGGGTGTAGAATGGTAGCTCTAGCAGATCACACCAGATACCATCAGCCCAGTAACAAATGACTCGCTGCTTCTGGCCCCAGATGCGGTCATGACCCTCAGCGAACTTATCATTAGAGACTTTACTTACCAGACGGTCTCCGGTTATATCATTTTTGCTCATTAGCTACTCCCTGGCATTTAGCGCATACACGCTTGGTAACCCAAAAACCCCCTTTATATACCCTTTTAGAGGTACATAAAGAGGCGCTGGCTGGCTGTTTGCAGCGGCTGCATATTACCAGTAGGGGGAAACCCGAGGAACTGGGTCCGCCGCCCTTCGCGGTATACTCTCTATACCTGTTAGTCTCAGGAGGGGTCATTATATTCCTCGAAGGGGGCCGGAAGAGCCAAGAGCTGTTGGATGCGATGGTCATAATCTTCCAGCTTATTTGTGGCCTCAGCTTGGAACTTTGCCTTCTGAGTACGTAGCGCTTCGATCCGGGACTGAAGCAGCTGCTCCTCACTCATCAGAGTGATCTCCACTTTGGCCTCACCAACCAAAACCCAGCCGTGTTCCGACATGTCACTTGCATACAGTGTGGTGCAACTGGCGGCTTCCTCAGGAATTAGGTTAGCAAGCTCTTTGGGGTCTTGGTATTCGTTAGTAACCCAGACGGAAATCTTAGGACATACAATCATGGTACTCTCCCCACCAATAAGGTGCTGGGCGGCTCTTGTTCCAAGCCGCGAACTGTTTAGAATGGTAATACTTGCGATAGGCTACTACAGGATCTTTGTCTTTGAATTGATCAGGCATGCACTGAACAAATTCTGAGATGCCAATGGGCAGGGCTCGTGGTACTTTACACTGCTCGATGACTGACTGGCACTTATGAACTTTACCATATCGTTCGGTGTACTCGGCGCAGAGTGCTAGGCCATGTCGCTTAAGCCAGCCGAAGTTGATGCGATTGAGGCCAGCCCATAACACACAGGGGTGGTTCATGTGCGTTGGCTTGTAAGGGCCACCGCAAATGGTACTGAGGATCTGGGCGGTTTCTAAACACATCTTAACCACATGTTTGTCAGCTTGATATTGTGCTGCCAGTGTGGGGTTGGTATCTAGTATGAATATATTAATTTTGGGTTCCTACCTTTCTCCAGATTTTATAGACCATCGTCCGGCTGATACGGTACCGGGACTGGATTTGATCTATTGGTATTATACCCTTAAGAGATTGAATTTGGGAATATTCTTCATCTGAAAACCTTCTAGCATTCCGATTGCCCATCAACTTCGGTCCATTACTTTTGGGCTTCCCCTGATTAGCTTCCCTCTGATGTTGTGAAATCCCCTGGCTTTCTAGGTTGCTTAAGAGGTTATTGCAGCGGTTTCCATCTTTATGGTGAATCACCAATCCTTGAGGATCCTCCCCTGTGTAGTTCCACCAGGTGGCCCGATGGGCCAAATGGTACTTCTGGGGTATGAACGGATGGTTCCTGATCATTACCCTCATGTATCCGCTGTTAGATAAGGTGGATACATGAGAGACATATGGAAGTATAGAGGGGTCCAATATCACAAGAAACTCCTTAATATGTAATACGTTTGTATTATACACTAACGGGTTATTTTTGTCCAGCATCTCAATCCCTTAGAAAGGACTCATCCGTATATGCCCTTCAGCAACTGATTGTAGCGATCGTGGCATCAGCGGGCTTCCGATAGCTACTTCCCCCATGCAGATAGTGTTGCAGAGTGTCTCTAGCCTCACGCAGCGCAGCCTCTAGCTCTGCTGTGCGATCTGGTTGCGGAGTGGTAAAGAACGGTCCAAGCTTCCAGTAATCACCATAAGGGTTCCATTCCCCAGCTTTCACTGAAAAACCCACTGACGTTTCCACCTCAACAAAACGTGGAGAAATGTGATCAGGTGGGCCATCAAACACAATGAACACAGGCTCCGCGCTGTTCAGCTTGGTTAGGATTGCGGCTTCGATTGCTCGGGCGTATTTAAAAATTACCGATTTGTCTTGTGGTCTGATACTTTGGTTCAGTACAGCCCTGTACGCGAGGGCAAGTTCTTCATCTGTGAGAATCATGGCAGTTCCTTTAGGTTCCTGATGGCTTCTGCGCAATCTCTTGGAACAAAGGGCTTTCCTTCTGCTCCATCTTCTTCGATGTACTTGTTTCGCTGATGCTGCAATCCGTCACAAATAACAGCACACTGCTTCCGCACTTTCGCAGCAAAGTCTGCTAGTGCTTGGCTTGGTGTGATGGAGAGTGCTTTGCTAGCAAGTATCGTTCCATGTTCTGCTGAAGGATTACCAAGATTGTTTGACACCATGTAGTCGATTTTTTCAGTCAAAAGGTATTGCAGCGCATTACGAAGCATCTCAATCTGCGCGGCTTGCTCTGCGATCTGTGTGCGGAGGGATTCGTTATTTTTAGCCAATATAGACTCTGCAATATTTAGCATGGTGTGATTTGACATAGCAAACTGAGCACTAAGTTTTGCTGTTTTGTGTTCTTCAATCGCCCGGTTCAAGTCTCGGCGTTTCTTTGCGCTGCTCATCTCACTCTCCTAGTTCTGGAAGCCATTCACCAGATTCACGCTGATTAGCTATCGCCTGCATGATGTTTTTAAAGTCTTTAGGACAGCATTCAGAGTCAACGCAAGCACGAAGCAACTTCGCATCACGCTTTCTATCTCTAGCTTCCAACAGTTCGGGGGAGGGAAGTATAGCGAGTGCTTCGATAGCCATGCAGTTACCAATACTGTTCCCGTGAGAATTTCCATTACCAACGCAGGCTATCTTTTCCAGCGTAGCATCCTTAGCAACCATCGCCACCAGCAGCGCAGCGTTCTCTTTGCGCAGGGATTCTAGTTCAGTGGTCATTTCAGAATCTCCGGTTTCTTGAATAGTGGAACATCCCCGCGATGTACCGACATGCCGTTATTTGGCTCGTAATCAACACAGTAAAATTCTTGGTCGTTATTGTCTGAACAGTGGTGAGACCAATCAATAGGTTCTCCCAGCACTGAGTCAAGCCAGTCGGAAAGTACCTGCTTGCTGTCTGTGGGGATGGCGAGGGCTTCGGCGCAAGCATCCATCTCGGACTCATAGCTTTGTTGCCAACCTCGCTTTCTTCCAGCACGTTGCATATTAGTTAACACACCACGAAGCATCTCAATCTGCGCGGCTTGCTCTGCTATGGTTTCCTCCTTAAGACGATTTTGAAGGGACAGTTGGTTAATGTAAGCTACTTGATCAACTCGCTTATCCTTTACAGACAAGAAAGAAACATCTCTGCCATTCAAGGCAGCATCGGCTCTCGCCTCTATCCGTTTAATTCGAGTGGTCTGCGTACTTGATGCTTTACATTCTCTTACAATGCGATGAAGAGAGTCCTCAAGACTTCTAATGCGGGCTGCCTGCGCGCGGAGGGATTCGCGTTCAGTGGTCATTGTTTATTTCCCCCTCTTTTTCGCATAATACACGTAGCTCGCAGGTAAGCCTATACTCTGCCCTGAGACTTTTATTTGCTTTTGTATCCTCTATAAATGTTGAATGCACGCATTCAAGCCATTCAAGCTTTCTAAGTTTTTCAGCAATTTGTTTAAAGGTTTGTTTATCCATCTTAATCTCCTAGTTCTGGAATCCACTCGCCGGATTCAGCAAGCTGGCGCTTGAGTTCTTCAATCTTATCCACATATGCTTGTACTTCGTTAGCAGTAACAAGCTCAAGCCCTTCATGATTAGGGAATCCCTGACTGAATTGTGGAATGCGCTCGTAATAGAAACCAGAAACACAAGACGCCCTAAGTTGTGTGATCTGTTCTTTCAGATCAGCGTTCTCTTTACGCAAGAATTCGAGTTCAGCTATCTGTGCTTTGGTGAAGGCATATCCAGCATTTAGTTCTTGGCTAACGTCAAACATTCCGTTGACTTGTTTATCAGACATCACTCCTTCTCTCCTTTCGGTGCGGCTGGTAGTGACATCCAGTGGGTCACAATGTGGTCTTCACACTGGTATAGAATCCAAAATTTTGAGTAAGAGTCATAGCGGCTAATGAGCCTATTACCAAAGTTAGTAATTACTAAACAATCCTCACTGTAGCCATTGTGCAGAACAGGTAACCGCTCTTCAACACTAATCCACTCAGGCACAGCATCCCGCAAGCCAGCTTCATATGCTTGTTGGAGTTGGGATTCAATAGTTTCAAAGATCGCTTGAACTAGGTTTCCCATCTTATGAGCTTCAAAATCATCAATATAGAAATTACTGTTTGCAGCAAGTTTATTTGCTCTGTTAAGAACTATGCTTCGCATAGCCACTGGCTTAAATGTCGGCATTGTCATTTCAACATCTCCTTTATTTGTTCGTAGGTTTCCTGAACATATACTTGTTGTGTCTCCCCGGCTCCGATGTATTCGACGAAGCTATTCGTATTTTCATATTGTGAGTTGGCGTAATTTTCACACCGATTTACGTGGATAATATGAAGGGGGTTTAGTAGAAACTTACCGTCACCTAGTTGTTTGTAAGCAGAAGTTAGTTCGATCATTCTGTGGTTCCTTTCTTCATTTCTTTATAGAATGCGGGCAAAGCGTCGTGCGTTTCAAGATCACGCAGAATCTTTCTACCCATTCCGGCTGCAATTACTTCTTGCTTGCGCTTTTGATACGCTCGCCACTTTGCAGCATCTGCCTTGTACTCGGCAAGCTGGCGGGTGAAGATTTCAATATTCTCTGCATGGATACGTCTGAGAGCGTCGTTCGCTTCCGTTACATCAGCGAAGTCCTGCACTAGCCTATCATTACGGAATTGAAGGTCTTCATTCTCCTTCTGGAGTTGAGCATTAAACGCCATGCGCCGATATTTCATTGGCACAGTATTAAGCCGTTCATTTTCAGCCTTGTGCTCGGCAAGCTGGCGCTTGAGTTCGTCGCGTTCTCGTTCCAATCTAGCTCCATCGCTGTTGTACCAGTTGCATTTTGCAGTTAGCTCAACGTTTAAGTCTTTCAGCCGCGCATTCTCAGCCTCAAGCGCTTTGTACTTTTCGATCATCTCATTCTCCTAAATAGGTGCCAGCAGCCGATTGACGCGATGTTTTGCGTCTTGTAGGTGGCCTATTTCGCGTTCGGCATCACTGGATACGCTCAGTGCGCCCACCATGCCGCAAAACCTCGCCGTAGCTACCAATTGTCACTTGGTCGTCACAGTGCACGCGCAGCGCCTGTTTAACGGCGGTTTCGGCATTACGCATGTAGCGCTCGTGCTCATCCTGCTGCGCCTTCAGCTTCGCTTTCCACTCGCGTTCAATGTCGTCCAGCCTATCGCTCGCTGGCGGAGAGTAGAACGCCTGCCCGTAGTGTTCGTGGCCCCCCTCTACCGCCTCGGCCAAGTAGGCCAGTTGCTCGGGCGTCAGCTTCAGTTCGCACTCTTCCGCTGCGATGCTGATGCACTCTTGCCAGTAGTCTTGTTGTGCGCTCATCCAGTCCTCCTTCGTTGCGGTTATGCCTAACACGGCGGTCAACGCGACCGGCCGCAAGCATCGTCCTTGTTCAATCGCCAGTGCTGGCCGGCGCGTTAGCTAGTGCGTTATACGTTCATGGCTCCAAGCAGCAGCGACCGTTTGTTTTCGTACGGAGCGCCGGATGGAACGTGCGGGTTTCCCCTCATGTCTGTGTATTCCGCATGCTGCTCAGGGTCGAACTCTGTCTCGCAAGCATTCCCGCCCTGGTCGTAATAGCCGCGCCCAGACTCGTGCTCCACCACAAAAACGTCTGCATCCTGGTCTTCAAATGCTTTCAGCCATTCAATCAGTTCTCGTACTTTCATCTCTTCCTCCACGTATAACTGTGCCTTCAACGGCGACCGCCCTTACGGGCGTCGCGTTAAGGCGGCGTTAGGCGGTAGTTTCCGCCGTGCATCGTCAGCGTGCTTTTCAAAGTCAGCGTGTCGGGTCGAGTACAGCGTATCTTTCCCCTTTGCCCACTTTTCGTGGATCGAGGTGCATACCTCCCATGCAATCGCAGCTTCCTTCCACCCATCTTGCTCGCTCTTGCTCAACGAAATTAAGTCCTCTGCGCAGCACTGATGCTCTTCGGTTTTGATGCGTAGCGCAATCTCAAGCTGCTTTATCTCTGCCTCGTTCTGTGACTGCCTTTTGTACTCGTCAAGCTGCTTAACGAGCTCGTAGTATTTGGTAATGGCATCGGCTACCGCCTTTTCTGTACCATGCTCGTATTGATAATGCCCACCATCTGCGTGGAGAACAGCAAGTAGCTCGCCAAGCATTTTTACGTACGCTTCATGCCTTGGTTTCAGCCGCTCATACTTAGCCTCAAGCGCCTTGTTCTGCTCGATCAGCTTGAGAATTACATGCACATTTAGCGTGGTCAAATAGCTGGCAAATGCCTCTTCGTCGTCATTTTTTGACTGCATAAAAGTAAGCACAGCCTGCTTCAGCTTTTCCAAGTCAAGCATCCTATTTCTCCCACTCATATTTACCGCAGAGAACACACTGAAGCCAGCTTCCACTGCGCTTCGTATACTGCCAGTCGTGTTGATGCGGTTCGGTTTGCTTATAGCGAAGTCGGATCATCTTACTCTCCTAAAAAGGTGCCAGCCAGCGGGTTGGGATAGGGTTGTATTCCAAGACAAACCAGTCTCAAAAGATCTAATGCTGGCTGGCGAAACAGTATTAATTCAGCTGGTCGGTCAGATCACAGGAGAAGTTCATGTAAGCGATCAGCGCGAGACGGGGCTCAACCACTGAGATCACGCTCTTCAGGTTCTTGACGCACTGATCAACCAGAGCCTGTTCTTCAGGGTTAAGGGTAGCTCTTAGTCCCGCGGCGATAATTCGGGTGATTTCGGGTTTAGCGGTGGCCATAATAGTTCCTCCTGAGACGAAGTAATTTCTGGTGAGCACGATGCTGAGCCAGGGACATGTTAGCACAGGTAAGCGGGTCGGTGATCAGATGACGAATGGAATCCCGTCCATCAATCATAGCCTCGAGGGCTCGAATCTGAAACCAGAGAAGGATTTTACGTATCATGTTAGCGATCCGCGAATTCATCAAACAGTCGCTGCCAGAGGCCTTCTCTGTACTCACGGCACTCTTTCCGCTGTGGCTGGTCAAGCTCATAGTGTCCCGAGCACCGAGGAAACAGAAGCTTATCTACAGAATAAGCGTATTTGATATCTTGCTTAACGAAATCAAGCAGAGGACGAGTGATGGGGTAATCGAGATTGTGATGGATCTCACCCTCGACCAGAGTGATGCAGTCGCAGATAAACGGTGAGCGAGGCTCGTCGTAGAGTACTCGAGCTCGAGTGAGCATTTCATACAGCGTGGGGTACATTTGTTTCTCCCAGTGGGTTAGTGACAGTACATTATATGTCAGTAACCCGTCGCCACTCTGGTCTCATTCTCTGCATGCTTCTTGAAGTACTCTGCATAGATATCTATACCATTGATCAGCGCGTGGTTGATCAGCTTGAATAGAGCGTCAGCGGTATAAGCTTGGCACTGGGGGATTTTGGGGTCCTGAGGGTTGCGCTTCCAGGGTTTATGCTTCAGCTGCTGATTGGCCAGGCCGATGGCCTTAACCACATCAGGCAGGGTGTGATGATATGGGTCGGACTCAAACAAGTCCAGTTGAAACTTGACAGTCATTTGATCGGGTGTCACGCCCGCCAGGATACAGAGTTCGACGGCGAAGTGCAGAGCGTCAGCTAGCTCTTCCGCGTAGGTATCTGGCTTGGCGGCCATGGCTTCAGTTATCTCCTCCACCAGGTACCAGGAGGTCATCCGGAACCAGTCTTGCTCGTCCCGCTGGGCGAAATCTAGTGGAAACTGGGGTGGGGTATATCCCAGTGACTGTTCCACGGGACGAATCTTGGCTATAAGACTCTTCTGGAAATCGAATATTTTGTGCAGCATGGTGATTACATTCTCCCTAAAGCGGATTGCAGGTTTCGGATGAGCGCAGGGTATGCCCTCGGGTTGGTGAAATCATATACGTAATCGGGCTCCAGCTCGAGCATTAGATCCTGGTAAGCCTCGTATAGCTTCTTAAGATTCTGGTGAGTACCTTCCATCTGCTCGCGATCCTCATAAGTGGCAAGAATCGTCTGGAAGCTAGGGCAGCAGAAGACCAGGAAGTTGTTTCGTCGGGCGGACTGAGCGAGCTCTGGAGTGGATGCGGTACCGCCTCGAATGATAGGGCCATACACTAGGTCGGATATGGCGGGGTGGCGATCCAAAATCAAAGTTTTCGGGCAGGCAGACGCCCAGTTCTGCCAACGGTGGATGCTGTCCTGCGTGAGTGCGGTTGAACGATGCGCGTGCGCATATGGCAATTTGAAGTGTTCACTGAGCTGGTTGATCAAACTACTTTTACCCGAATTATCAATTCCTTCCACGATTATCATGTTTATCCCCAGTAAAGGTAACATTATAATACATAAAGTTTCCTGCAAGATAACTTCTGGGTTAAAATAGTGATTCCTCGAATAATAACCGGAGTCTCTATGATTAGCGTGGGAGAAGCCGCGAACCAGCTGGGCGTCAAGTACAACTGGGTGTCGCGATGGATTAAAAAGAAGAATCTGGGTCAGAAGTGTGGTTGGGGGATCGTGCTCAATGAGCGTGATCTTGAGGTACTAAAAACCTGCGGAAGACTAGGTACTAACGATGGCGATCAAAAAGCTGCATAAAGTTCCACCACAGATAACAAGGCTATACAATCGGGGTGTGAAATCGGTGATTCCGTTACTGCACGGAAAGTCACCTGGATATGAAGGTTGGCAGAAGATAACGGATGATGAGGCTCAGAAGAAAGTCTGGTCCTGGGAAGATTCGGCCGGCGAGAAGATAAACTTTGGCATACGTCTTGGACCCCAGTGGGGCGACCTCTGTGACATCGACCTGGACAGCACAGAGTCTCGTCAGCTAGCTCATTACTATCTGCCCGAGACCGCAAGGTTCGGTCGTGGCGGCAACTGCACTCACTACCTGTATAAGCAGCTGGGTGGTAAGGGTGATAAGTCGGCGTCCAAGCGTTACCAGTGGGACAAACGAGACGAAAAATCGGTGTTGCTTGAGCTTAGGGCCAGCGGACAGACGATGGGTCCGGGTAGCGTGCATCCGGTGTCGGGTGAAGATATCGAGTGGATGAATGAAGAGGAGATTAGGGAAGTAGAAGGTCCTGATCTCCTTCGTTGCGTTAATAACCTGGCAGCGGCATCTTTACTGTTTCGCGATTGGCAGAGTGGTGGTCGCGACGAGCTGGCCGTCTGCCTCGTGGGCTCAATGGTCCGAGGAGATTGGGATGACCATGATATCGATGCATTCCTTGAACCGATACTGTCGGAGAGTGGCGATGAAGAAGCAATCAAGCGACTCAAAGCTGAGCGCCTTCGGCACGAGCTCGAGAGCGGCGGGAGGGTGCCTGGCTTAAAGCGCCTTCGCGAGTTATGTAGCGGGGGTGGCCTGGGAGTCCAGGGATTCGAGCGTATCGTTGAATGGCTTGAGCTGGGCGGGGGTGACATCCTTGAGGAGATAAATGCTACATATGCTGTGGTCTCTCTTCGTGGTGGCGGTGTCGCGATCATGCGTGAGCGTGAGTCAGCGGTCGAGTTCATGGACAAATCATCGTTCAACCTACTCTGGGCTAACCGCATGGTCGGCCATAGGGGTCGGGATGTGACCGCAGACAGGTTCTGGCTGGCGCATAAGGACCGGCGTGAGTACCTGGGTGGAGTGGTGTTTAAGCCCGGTAAGGAGTGTGCGCCTAATAGCGGGGAGTACAATCTCTGGCGAGGCTTCGCTGTGGCGCCTACCGAGGGAACCTGGGGCTGCGGCTGGGAGATATACCATCGTCATTTAATGGACGACGTCTGTGGTGGCGATCAGAAGGTATATGACTGGCTCATTGGCTGGATGGCCCATCGTGTCCAGAGACCCTGGGAGGTGCCTGAGAGCGCTGTGGTGCTCATCGGCGAGCGTGGGGATGGTAAATCATCAGTCTTTAAGATATTGGGGCGTCTGTTCGGCAAGCACTACATGACCGTGACCAACCCTCGACAGTTGATGGGTAACTTCAACGCCCACCTGATGGATAAGGTTCTAGTGCTGGCCGACGAAGCGGTCTGGGGTGGCGACAAGACTAACGAGGGTATTCTGAAGGTCATGATCTCTGAGGACAAACGAGTCATCGAGATCAAGGGTAAGGATGCTTTCGAGGTTGATAACTGCACAGGGTATGGTATAGCATCGAACAACGATTGGGTGGTTCCTGTCGGCCGGCAAGAGCGACGGTTCCTGATCCTGCGTACCAAAAGTGGGCGACAGGGTGATTTCACCTTCTGGGATCAGATGTACGAGACCATGAGTGCTGAAGGAGGTGGTCTATCGCGCATGCTGTATGACCTCATGAGCGTGGACCTATCTAAGTGCTGCGGTGGCGAGCGTTGGCGTGGCAATCGGCCTCCATCAACCGACGAGCTACGTATGCAGGCATCGCGTGGCATGGAGCACTGGGTGCAGTTTCTGGTCTGGAAGTGGGAGCATGACGCTTTTGCTGGGGGTGTATTCGTGGATGATCTCTATTCGGAATACACTGGGTGGATGGGTCGTATGGGGTGGCGTCACGAGACTGAGAAGGTGTTTCTATCCTGCGTGGATCGCATGCTTGGTGGGGTGTTCACGAAAGTCCGTCGCCGCAAGAAGCTTTGGGATGGAACTTTCGTGATGCGTAACCGTATGGAGTTCGCCGATCACGCGTTGGTCACAAAGGCCATCGGTTCCTTCTTAGGAGAGCTTTAAGCCCGTCGGGTGTCAGGTACTGCTGCGGTAGGTTAGGGAAATGCTCGTACGGTGGACGTTCGGGCATTCTTTTTGTGTAGTGCATGTACAGGGTGCGTAGCGTGAACTGTGGGTAGGACTGCAGGTCCAGGAGGGCGTGCTCCATGTAGGATCGCTTGAAGGCTATGCGGTGTTGTGGAGGCTTCAGTTTATTGACCTCTCGTCTAGAGCTGGGTATATTAGATTCGTCTCGGTGCGGTGCTTCCATGGGGTAGAAGTTGCGGCGACGTAGGGGATTGTAGCTCACGGGGAACCTTATGGTCTGCACTGGGAAGCGTGCGATGAAGTGTCTGAGGGACTCATAGGGCTGCTTGAAGTGGAGGTATACGTCTTCTTGAAGGGCGTAGCCTGGGAAGTCGAGGTGCTCTAGCTCGGGGGGTAACATGATGGGCTCCGGGTTGTGGACTGGGTATATTAGACTAATTTAGTGGGAGTGTAAATACGTGAAAATATTCCGAATCATTAAGATCCTCCATTATGACACTGACATACTGTGTTAGGACAATGTAATAGTACATTGTACTCTACATGTCAGTGTCCTGATATGTGCCTAAAACTTACTCAAGATGTCTATCACAGATCTATTGCGAAACTGGCCTTTAGTTCCCTTTAAAATCAGTGACTTAAATTCATTCTCCTGAGAAATAATTACGGATAGACGGCCCCCGCGTAAACCACTAAAAAAATATATTTTATACCCTCTTCAAAAAAGTGACTTTACTAACTTTACTTTTCTTTAGACTTCCTAAAGAAAATAACTAAGATACTGATATATATACAATTTTTTTGATGGCGATCTTGTTGATTCTTTAATCTTGATCTATTTATGAGTTCATGATATTTTAGGACATGCGAATACACCCAGCTCAGTGATTCATGGACTGGCGGGGACAACAAAAACCCAGTGGGGTCAGCACTGGGATGGCACTTTTAAGGCAGCTGGGAGGGCGCTGGATGGCCCTAGGTTAGTGGGGTCGGTAGGGTATTAAGAGTAAATCCAGCAAGCCGCAAATACGACGATCATGAGAACGATCGAGGGTATCCACTCACCAGGCACCGACGGGTCGTGCTTCAGCTCACTGCACAGGAGGATAATGGTTAGCACGGTCAGCGTCAGGAGGACCCAGAATATAATCATGACAGCAGCTTCTGCTGAGCGGCGCCTGATACCGGGCGGCCCGTTGGTATATGAGCCTTCTGCCCGTCGGCGTAACCATCTGCCGAGGTCCTGTGCTTACCCTTCTTGCCCCCGGACTCAGCGCCGAAGGCTTCGGTCATGGCCTTGTCCCTGGCCTCCTGGACGACGACCAGTGAGTGTCCGGTGCTCGTGGATATATCCTCATCATCGCTCTGGTCTCGAGCCTCAGCCATCTTCTTGAGCCTGGCCTGGATGGCCGAGGCGTAGCCGTTGCGGTAGGCGTTGGCTTCTCCCTGGCCGAGGCCATTGCTCGCCTTATAGCACTGGGCAAGGATCAGCTCGTGCAGCCACTTAGCGAGCTCAGTGTCCTGCCTGGGTCCGCGGAACGTGACGTATCCAGCTCCACCCCCCACGCGAGTGCGGGTATATACCTTGACGCCCCAAGCGATGATACCGATCCAGGGTGGAACTTCCTTAGCATTCTTCTTGCCAGGACGGCAGCCCTGGGCCTGGGTCGAGGTCAGGTCCCACTGGGCCTTGAGCTCAGCCTCAGTGAGGTCGGCCAGGGATATCTCGTGTGCTGCCATCAGCTTTGCCGCCTGGCGGGCCGCAGTCTCAGCCTCATTGGGGGCGGCACCTGGGTCGGCAGCGAGGGCCAGTAGCTTACGGATCTTAGCTTGCATCCGGGGATCAATGGTCATGTCAATGCTCCTGTGTGGGTAGGCATACAGGAACCTGTTGCCAGGTCCCTGCTGCCTGCCATCACTCAGGGGGCGGCGTCGCCCATGTCCTCTTCGGCGTCCGCCTCCGCCTGGAGATCACGAGGGTCCTGCTCGTCGTCGGCATCAGCTACGGGCTCAGCGTCAGCTACGGGGGCGGCCAGGGCCTTCTGTACAGCGGCGTATTCCGGGCTGTCCTTCATCCACTCCCAGCGTCCGCCGGTACCAACGTGGCCCACTGCCTTCCGCAGGCGACGGCGGGCGATCCGGGGCTCCAGGTCCAGCTCGAAGCACAGCTGCTTCAGGCTGACCAGGTTCGGGTCGCGTTCGGCCGGGGCTGGCTTTTCTTTCTTCGCCTTAGGGGTAGGTACCGGGTCCTTCTGCATCTGGTTCAGCATGGCGCCCAGGATGGGGTGAGCAGCAGCGTCAGCGATCAGGTTGTCAGCGTCAGCTTCTTCCTCGTCCGTCGGTTCTTCCCAGGGGCCACGAGTGACCTGCTTCTTGGGGACAGCGTACTCCTCGCCCTCGTCGTCGCGGACCTGGAAGTAGATACCCTTGTTGGCCAGGACTTCAGCGATGTGCAGGCCGGATGCGTTCTTGAATTCGATGTGCTTGGTAGTCATGATCTGAATCTCCAGTGAGTGGTTGTAACCGGTGCCGGTGGTATGTACCGCCGACAAATTCATTCTAAACTAAATTGGGTCCAACCGTGGGAATTATTATTATTTTCTGTGGATTGTAACTGATAACCGTTATCATCTGCCTGGTCCTGGTTCTTTATATGGACGGGTGCGCACGCGTATACAGTAGTTGGTAGCGGTTGTCCATGCCTATCTCAATGCGGTATCGTATACCAGATCCAGCGCCCGCTGTCCATGGTATGCCATTGTCCTGGGTCTGTAGTACATGTGCATATGCATATGGCATATGCTGATGGAATGACACCCGGGGGAGCCCCAATTCTGTCTGTATATAGAGCCACACATCATCCTCCCCACTCATAGAAAATTTAGAGAGTATGCCAATGTCCTAAACATTTACACCCGCACCTAGACGAGGTATAATCAGTCACATGACCGTAATCTCTACCCAGCCCAATAAACGCGACCGTAATCAGGCGGAAGTCTTGAGCGGGATGGGCGCCACAGAAGAGTTCATAGCCGATCATCTTCACTTGTCCATAGAAGAGCTCAACCTCTACTACTCTAAAGAGCTCAAGTCAGGCGCAGAGGAAGCTAACCTCCAGGTAGCTAAGACCTTCCATGAGCTAGCCACTTCTGGAGAACATCCCCAGATGACCCTAGCATGGATGAAGATGAGAGCCGGTTGGTCTGATGCAGCACAGAAGGAAGAAGAGGGTTATGATGATGACTCCGCCTCCCTAGCAAAAGACAAGCTGCTTAAGCTATTGAACCGCGGCAAGTGACGATCGAACTCACACCTCAGGATCTTGACGAGCTCACACCCCAGGACATAGAGCATTTACTTCACCAGTGGGAACTCTGGTCAAGACCCAATCAATTACCCCCAGACCATCCAGAATCCAGTAACCACCTCCCGGACCAGCCAAACACCGATTGGGAGTTCTGGATCTCACTGGCTGGCCGTGGTTTCGGAAAAACGCGCCTCGGTGCGGAGCAAGTCTTGCGATGGGTTGACCAAGGGCATAGACGCATTCACATTATCGCACCAACCACGGCAGACACTCGTGATGTTATTGTTGATGGTGAGTCGGGGATCCTAAACGTGGCTCATCCCAAGAAGCGTCCCCATTATGAGCCATCCAAGCGACGTCTTACCTTCCCCAATGGGTCTATCGCCCTGCTCTATTCAGCTGAGGAACCCGAGCGACTTCGTGGACCCCAGTGTAGCGCATTGTGGTGTGATGAGATGGCAGCCTGGCAGTACCCCCAAGAGACTTGGGATCAAGCAATGTTCGGACTGAGACTTGGTAACCATCCTCAAGTGGTAGTAACCACCACACCAAAACCCATACCCCTGATCAAGCGATTCATTGAGTCAGCTCGCAAAGACCCAAGGCGTTGGGTGCTGACCTCAGGCTCAACATACGACAACAAAGCTAACCTCGCCAAAACCTTCTTCACGCAGGTGGCGCAGTATGAAGGCACCCGACTGGGTCGGCAGGAGCTATACGCTGAGCTGATCGATCCTCGAGAGACGGGTATCGTAAAAGACTCGTGGATCAACATGTATCCTGCGGCATCAGAACTCCCGAAATTCGAGTTTGTGCTGCAGAGCTACGACACGGCGTTCACAGAGAAGACCCTAGATCGCAAGACAAAAGACCCAGACCCCAGCGCAGCAAGCACCTGGGGCGTGTTCCGCATCACCGACGCACTAAGGGAGAAATGCCGCAATCCCCCAGCCAAGCACATCAAATACGGCGTGATGCTCCTAGACTCCTGGTCAGACCACCTGGGGTTCCCTGAGCTGCGCATCAAGGTGCAGAAAGAGTACCAGAGCAGCTACTATGGCCCGGAGGGCGACGAAAGACGCGCTGACATCGTCCTGATTGAGGATAAAGGCTCAGGCATCTCCCTGCGCCAGGACCTGCAGCTCGTGGTGCCAGTACGCCCGTACAACCCTGGACGCGCTGATAAGCTAGAGCGACTGCATGCGGTGTCCCACATACCCTGTATGGGCATGGTTTTCGTACCAGAGAGCCAACGCAAGCCAGACACATTCATCAACTGGGCAGATCCGCTCATAGATCAGGTATGCTCATACCCCCTGGTTGAGCATGATGACCTCATGGACACCGCAAGCCAAGCGCTTCAGTACCTGAAAGACTCTGGATGGCTAACACCAGACCCCGAAGAGGAAGAAGAAGAGTACGCAGACTCGGTCTATACCCGAAGGAATCCATACGCTGTATAATGGGTATTTGAGGTATCATATGAATCAAGAGACATTTGAAGACTCCTTCAACCTGCTCTGTGGGGACAAGATCGGACAGGGAGCCCACCGCACAGTGTATGCTTGCAAGCTTTGCCCTGACCGGGTAGTGAAGGTGGAGCCAGATGACTATCGGTACTTTGCTAATGTTCTAGAGATGAAGTTCTGGAATGATCACGAGCATTACCCCAAAGTCGCCCGATGGTTGGCTCCCTGTACACATCTATCGCCCGAGGGTCGCATTCTGCTACAGAAGAGAGCCGATCCTCTCCCTAAGGACTTTCAGCTCCCAGACCAGATGCCGTCATTTCTGACCGACTTCAAGAGGGAGAATTATGGAATATTAGGGGGCCAACTAGTTTGCATAGACTATGCTATGACCATACCCAATCCAAGTATCAGGCTGAAAAGAGTGAATTGGTAGGTCTGACGTTTACAAATTGATCTTGACAAGATATAATTGATTAACGAGACTCGAGAATATCATTATGGCTGCACCACAGTCCGCGCTTGCAGCAATATACCGTGCAATCAAGAAGCTTGCCTCTAATCCAGAGGCTCAGGACCTAGCCTCTAACAGAGCCAAAAACCTGTCTGAGCAAGTTGATCTCTCGAGATACTCTCCTGCCACCATCGCTCGCGCCACGACTGGCTCTCCTATGGCTCAAAGGGGCTTCTCTGAAGCTCTAGGCTCGACCCGATCACCCTTCGCGTCCACTCTGATCCGCCCGAGCCAGTGGGCTGAGCATACCCCTGCCTTAGACCCATTCAGGGACCGCAACATCATTGAGTACCTTAAGAGCGTTCTTCCAAAAGAGAAGCTCAAAGAGGCACCTTTCCTCTGGGTGAATGACCGTCCAGGCGGGCTAGAAGCGGGGTTCGAAGGGCGCCACCGCATGAAAGCGATGCAAGAGCTGTATGGCGATGATCCAGTGCTCACGAACCTACTCCCTGGACAGGAATTCAAGCTACAGGAGCTTGACTATCCTAAAGGTATGTGGGATGAGCGGGTTCAAGGCCCAAACCGAATGAGCCCTCTGGAGATGCTCAGGCAGCAGATCATGTTCGGCGACAAGCCGATTGACATCAGTCCCCTATGGGTGAATGAGAAATGAGCATTTTAGCTAAAATCGCTCAATTCGCCTCTCAACCGGGGGCTTTGCGTCGTTTGTTTCGAGGTGACTCAATAGAGGCTATATCCACGCCACCAGCCAAGCTGAGGCGCATAGAGAATGGTTCGGATGATTTCTATAATCAGATGCAAGATGCTAGTAAAGCTCAGTCGGCTCATTATGCCAAGTTGAAGGCTAAGAAACCAGACAACACCCCCATACCCGCGGACATTCTGCAAGAGCTCATGGAGGGTAGCAACACCGGACGGCATCTCTATGAGATCATGTCTCCAGCACGTGGATGGACCGTAGTCGATCCTCAGAGCCAGTACATAGCGGGAATCCTGTCTGAAGGTAAGGGGCCAAGCATTACTAACCCTACCCTCAATGCTCTGGCCAGAGAGTATCGCAAACCCCACGCGACTGCTGCAACGCAAGAGCTGGTAGATTACTACCGTAGCAAAGGCCTAACCGTAGACCCCAAGAGTTGGGGAATGGAACTAGCGAAGGGCGGCCTAGTAAGAATGAAGGAGTGTAATTGTGGCAGGACTTAAGGCTTCACCCCGCAACTCAGTGCTAGGGGCCATCTCTGATGCTCTGGCCTCGGCCAAGAGACAAGGAAATCGGGTAGATGTGCCCTTTCTGGGTGGTCTAGGCGACCTTCTGATGGGCAAGACCCCAGAAGAGGTAAATGAGTGGGCCTATGGTAATGCCCCTATGCGAGTTACGGGTCGAGGCACTGGTAGCTTAATCCCCCAAATGAAGACTGGACGTGGAGAGCAGCTACTCGACGCCGTCACTACCTTACCAGGTATGATAGCAGCTCCGGCTAGAGCAGCTCCAGCATTAGCCAAGCATGCCGCAGGTCAGGTACATCGGGGTATGATGGGCGAAGGCCCCCTCAGAGGCGCGCTAAGTGCGGTGGCTCCCCTGAACGTGATCAAAGACAAGGGAGGCAACTGGATACCTCAGCACATTGAACAAGCGATCAAACCAGAGCTTAGAGCTACTAATCTTGAGCAGCTAATGAATGACCCCACGATCGCTCAATTTCTTCAGCCCAGGGCCAAGGCCATGGAAAAGGCCCGCACAATGGACAAATGGATTCAAGGTGCACTGAAGAACTATATCACAAAGGACATGGCTACTGAGGGAGACCCCATCAGAAAGCTGGCCGAGCAGAACATTCTGCATATTGACCCCCAAGAGCTCAATGTCAACATGAGCACTTATGGCAAGTGGCCCAGTCGGGGTCAATCCTTCCACGGTAAGTCAGACATGGCCAAAACCTGGGAAGGCGCTTCAGACAACGTCATCAGCCGAAACACCGCGGGCATACTACAGCAGGAACGTGGCCCAGCAGTGGATCAGAACCCCTGGATTGACAAACTTAAGGTTGATGAGCCTGTATTCTCTCTGTATGAGCCTAAGTACACCATGAGAAACCTGGGCTTAGATCGTTTGCATCAACACGTCTATGACGCGCTACTCGAGGGTCGCATTCACCCCGAGCAACTGAACTCTGGATCCTTCGGTGTGGAAGCCGCTGTACGCGATGCACACAACGTACGCATGGCCAAAGCTGCAGCGGAAGAGAAGGCCGCTCTAGAGTCACTCAAAGGCGAGGCTGTCTTCGAGCACAAGGCCTATCCCGAGGGCTATCGCTGGGTCGAGTTTAAAGAGCCTAAGGGGTCAATGACTCCAGATGAGTTTGAATCCGCTAATGCTCATCTGAGCCCCAAGGAGTGGGATGAGGCTATGGATAACTACCGAAGGAACATTCGTCCTCGGGGCCGAAACAGCCTGCAGAAATCGCTAACCGCTGAAGGCGACTACATGGGCCACTGCGTGGGTAACTACTGCGACGACGTGATAGCTGGCAACAAACGGGTCTTTGCTCTGCGCGACCCTGAAGGGAAGCCCCGTGTTACAGTTGAGGCTCAGAAAGGTAGCGATGACTCTTGGTCTCTCAATCAGATCAAAGGCTCGGGCAAGAGAGACCCCTCTCAGGCTATCACTCCAGAGATACTGGAGACCGTTCAGCCCTACCTTAAGGACTTCCTGAACTCACAGCCCTGGGGTACGGTCAGAGACATGAAGAACACTGGGATGAGGGATATGTCTGAGTATGCGGGCCATAAAGGATCTCGCTTCATGACTCTATCAGAGCATGATGAGCTATTAAAGGCTAATCCTGGGCTGAAGTCTCTCATGCAAGATGCGATTGATGACCCGAACTTCAATGATGGCTGGATTCCGGACGAGCATATTGAGATGGCCGAAGGTGGATTAGTGCCTCCACCGCATTTTGAGGATCTAGATAGGTTTCTGGGGCGGTAAAACGAGATATAATTGTCATGACAAGACTAGGGAAGAAATCCAGTGGAAAATGAAGTCGAAGTAGAGCTTCCGGAAGAGGAATTAGGGGAATTCACTGAGAATCCCGATGGTTCCGTGGACTTTGAGGATCTTACCGCTCCTCAGGCCGGAAGCACCGACTTCCTGAACAACCTGGTCCTCACACTGCCTAAGGACGTAGTAACTGCCATTGCTGATGAGCTTATCGAGCTTATCGAGCGTGACAAGGAGTCGCGCGAGAAAAGGGACAAACAGTATGAGGAAGGACTTCGTAGAACCGGACTTGGCAATGACGCACCGGGCGGCGCTGAGTTTGAAGGCGCTAGCAAAGTGGTACATCCAGTTCTGGCCGAAGCCTGTGTGGATTTTTCCAGTCGAGCAATCAAAGAACTCTTTCCAGCATCAGGTCCTGTCAAACCTTGGGTCACGGGTGAGACCACCACACAGAAGCTAGACAAAGCCAATCGCAAGACTCGGTACATGAACTGGCAGCTCACGACCCAAATCGAGGAGTATCGTGGGCAACTTGAACAGCTTCTAACCCAGCTTCCTCTGGGAGGCAGTCAGTATCAGAAGTTCTGGTATGATGAGCGCTTAGGTCGCTCCTGCGTCGAGTTCGTTCCAATCGATGAGATTTACTTGCCTTACTCTGCCTCGGGTTTCTATACTGCGGCTCGAGTTACGCATCGTCAACTGCTCACCAAGTATGAGTTCCGCCGTCGAATCACCTCTAAGCTGTATGAAGACATCTTCTACACGGATACTCACTCAGCCCCGGAAAGTACAGCTTCAGGCTCGGCCAATGATAAGATTGAGGGTCGTGAAGAAGACGGCTACAACGAAGATGGCGTTCGGGCGGTCCTTGAGATCTATTGCTGGCAGATGTTGGATGGTGATGATATCACTAAAGGTGAGTCAGCTCCTTACATCGTTACTATCGACGAAGACACCGAAAAAGTCCTATCCATCTATCGCAACTGGAAAGAAGGGGATGATCGACTCCTCAAGCTTGACTGGTTTGTGGAGTGGAAGTTCATACCTTGGCGAGGGGCTTATGCTATTGGCTTGCCACACCTTATCGGTGGCCTTGCTGCTGCACTCACTGGCGCCCTTCGTGCTCTTCTAGACTCGGCTCACATTAACAACGCCGCGACGATGCTCAAGCTCAAAGCTGGGCGGATCTCTGGGCAGAATACTGAAGTCAGTGTTACTCAGGTTTGTGAGATAGAGGGTCCGGCTGGCATCGATGACATTCGCAAGCTAGCTATGCCGATGCCATTCAATCAGCCCAGCCCAGTTCTGCAGACGCTTATGCAGGATCTGTACGGGCTGGCTCGTGGAGTAGTGGCTACAGCTGAGGACAAGATAGGTCAAGTAGGCGACCGTACTCCGGTTGGCACCACGATGGCGCTGATTGAGCAGGGTTCCAACACCTACTCAGCCATCCACGCTCGCCTGCACGAATCCCAGAAACGTGCTCTAGCCATCCTGCATCGTCTGAATGGTACTTACCTGGATCAGGAAGAGGTCATTGAAGACCAGGGAGAGCTCACGGTTCGTCGTGAAGACTTCCTGGGCACGATGGATGTTATTCCAGTTTCTGACCCCACGATCTTCTCTGAAGCACAGCGGTTCGCTCAGACACAAGCCATTATGCAGATGGCTCAGCAAGACGCAGGCAATCCTAATGTTCCTTGGAACCAGGTCAACGTTCGTCGTCGTGCTCTCAAGCAGATGCGGATCGAGAACGTTGATGAGCTGCTACCACCACAGAAGGATCCGGTTACTGCGGACATCCTGACAGAAAACCTTCAGTCTCTGCGGGGCTTCCCACTGAAGTCCGCTCCTGAGCAAGATCATATGGCTCACATCCAGGGGCATCTGGTCTTCATATCCTCACCTGTGCAGTCTCAGAATCCCCTGGTGCCTCCACAGGCTTTGGGCGCTCTCATGGGTCACATTGAAGAGCATATTCAAGAATACACCCTAGTGGTTACTCAACAGGCTGCGGCTCAGATCATGATGCAGACTGGGGCTCCACAGGTGAATGATCAAGTGGTGGCTCAAGCCATAGGCATGGCTCAGCAACAGCTAACGCAAGAGCTGGGTCCGGTCATTCAGCAGATTCAACAGGTTCAGCAAGCTCTGCAGCAGCGTACTCCGCCCCCGCCGATGCCTCCGGAAGTACAGGCGTCCATCAAGATCGCGGAGATGGACATCCAGCGGAAGACGCAGATGGATCAAGCTACTCTGCAGAACAAACAGTCGGAGCAGCAGGCCAACCAGCAACTTGAGCAGGCCACTCTGGCCATGAAAGCCAGCCAGGCTCAGTTCCAGCAGCAAATGGAACAGTCTCAGCAGCAGTTCGACAACTACATTGAACAGATCAAGGTCCAGTCTGAAGCTGAAGCTAAGGCTAATAAGGACCAGGTTGAACTCCTGAAGAATGAGATGGATAATCACCAGAAGCAGATGACTGAGCTTCTGAAGAATCGTGATGACAATGAGACCAAGATTGCTATCGAGCAGATGTCTCAGCAGCTGAATACCATGACTGAACAAGTTCCGCAAGAGCCCATTGACCTTACTCCTCACCTTGAACAAATGAACCAGATACTATCTCAGATGGGAAAAGACCGTACCAACGATGCTCTTGGTGAGGTTATGAACGGGCTCCGAGCCACAATCGAAACACTCAATAAGCCTAAGACCATCGTTCGTGATGCTCAGGGCAAAGCTCAGGGGATTCAATGATGCCTGAAAAAGATCCCCTAACTTGGACGTTGGGAACCTGGGCGCTCGCCCTCGCCATGGCCATGGGCGGTGGACTGGTCAACTGGTACGCTAAACTGCGTAGTGGCCATGTAAGGGTCTTTAATTTCGTCGAGCTAATAGGCGAGATCTTCACCAGTGGATTCGTAGGTCTAGGGGTATTCATGTTGCTCGACTCATGGAATCAGCCCGCGGGTCTCTGCGCCGCAGCAGCGGGTGTATCTGGTCACATGGCAACACGCCTTTTGTTTGCAGTTGAACGCGCCGTAGAGCGACAGCTCAATGCCTTCGGCGTCACTAAAACGACTAAAGGAGAGTAGCTCTATGGCTTCTCGCTCTCTGTCTGACCTAAATCCCATAGTCAAAGCCAAAGCTGAGCATTTTCTGGCCGCTTGTAAGCGCGAGGGTCTCGATATTCTAATCTACTGTACCTATCGTTCTGGTGCAGAACAGGAGGTATTGTATGAGCAAGGACGCACCACACCCGGCAAAATTGTTACTAACGCTCGGGCTGGTCAATCTTGGCATAATTGGCGCTGTGCATTTGACTTTGTTCCGCTGGTGGCTGGGAAACCTGCATGGAACGACAAAGCGCTCTACCTTAAAGCTGGTGTCATCGCGGAATCTGTCGGGCTTGAGTGGGCTGGGCGTTGGACGGGAAAATTGCGGGAATCTGCACATTGTCAGTACAGCGGAGGACTGTCAATAAAGGACCTTATTGACGGAAAGGTGATCAAATGAGCTGGTTAGATACTATTAAGGCACTCGCCCCTACGGTAGCCAGTGCGCTAGGGGGACCGCTGGCTGGAGCTGCGGTTACTGCTATTGGGGCGCTTATTGGGTTAAGCGAGCCTACCCAAGACAAAATCAAAGCTGTCATTGAAAACGGGTCGCTTACGGGTGAACAGATCAGCGGTCTGCGACAGCTGGAGATGAAGTATAAGGACGAGGAAGCTGAACGCGGGTTCCGCTACTCTGAGCTGGAGTTCAAGAACGTTGATTCTGCTCGTGAACGAGATGCTAAGATAGTGGCCGTCACGGGACACAACTATCGCGCGGACACCATGTACGTCCTGGCCGTGATGGTGATTTGCGGACTGGTCTTCCTTATCTGGAGAGACCAGGATGTCAACGAGTATTTGAAAGGCATCATCACACTGGTGCTTGGTCGGTTTTTGGGCTATCTGGACAACATATACAACTTTGAATTCGGCACTACTCGCGTCAACCGAGCCAAAGATGAAACGATCAATACGCTAGCAAACAAATGACTCACGCTCCCACCTTCCCGGAAACTGCCAACTGCCAAACCATGTATGATTACTTTGCATGGTTTGTGGAGAATGGTCGTGGGGCGGATCGGGCAACACTCGACCAGCGCGGCCTGAGCTTCCTTGTTCTGCCGCAATACGTCGGCAAAGACATCGGCTTGTGTCTTCCACCACATGACGAAACTGACAACCCTGTGCTGCACAAGGTTTATCTGAGAGCAACGTTTTAACCACTTAAAGGGGCATCAAATGAAAATCGAATGTTTGACCACATTTCTCGACGGCAAGGACCGCTACGAAAGTGGTGATGTGCGCACGGTCGAAGATGACAAAGGCGCGCAGTTCGTCGCTAACGGATGGGCCAAGGATGTCGCTGGCCGCGTGGCAACGGGCAGTGAATCGTCAGGCGTTGTAAATCTAGCTGTCGATAACTCAGTAATCGGATTAGGAGACTCCAATGGCTAAAACAGTCCATGATGACGTGCTTGACGGCGCGCTGAACATCATCAAAAACAACGTGACGCGGCAAGTCGCTTGCTCGGCACAACCGACAACTTATACCGAAGGTAACGCCACGTATGCGCTGGCCGATGTGACGATGGCCTCGGGTGATTTCACGCTTGCCAATGGCGACACATCCGGTCGCAAGGTGACGACTGCTGCAAAGTCAGGCGTGCTGATTGACACCAGCGGCACTGCCACCCACGTTTGTTTGCTCGACGTGACCAACAGCAAGTTGTCCTACGTTACCACCTGCACCTCGCAGGCTGTGACCGCCAATGGTTCCAACACCGTCAATTTCCCGGCTTGGGATATTGAGATTGCTGATCCTGCTTAGTCATGGCACTCATTGACGACATTCTGGCGTTGCCTGCCGAGCTACGGGCAATGCAGGACACACAAGCCATTGCCGATGCTTTGCCGCCTGTGGTCACTATCCGCGCCTGCGAGATTGGCAAGGGAAAAGTGATTGGGACGATTGGCCTTGTGGCAGGTAATACGCTGCTCGACATCATTGATAACGTCGCCGACTTTCGCCATGTGAAACAACTGGTGGCCAATGGTTGGCTTGATGTTGGGGATGCACTTACCCGAGCCATGATTGATCAAGTCTGCACGCCGGAAGATGGCGCAGCACTCAAGGCGTTGGCTGAAACATCGACGCCAATTGACGAAATGACCGTGCGCCGTGTGTGCTGGTCTGCTGATGGGGAGTGGCTGGTATGACGACTGCAACTGCAACGAAAGCCGCACGCACCCTCATTGCTGCCGCTACGTCCAACACCGCAGGTGCTACTACACGCGGTACGGTTGATCTACGTACCGCATTCGGCGGTCTGCTCACAGTCAAGCTAACCAATGGTGGCACAGGGCCAACGCTGCAAGCTGAAGCGCGTGTTCTTGTTGCTCACAACACAGGATCAACGCCAACCGCTGCGGGGGCAGGTGCGGACTGGAAGACAATCTATGTCGTGGGTAATGGCACGTCTGCATCAACCGTGGGTGAATGGTCTATCCCGATTGATCAGAGCGTCATGCACTGCGAAGTGGAGATTACAGGCAACACAGGCCAAGCCGTCACCTGTGAAGCATTCCTGTCTGAACTTTCAAGTATAGACAACGCCTGATGTTTTTAATCTCACGCCCAATTGCGCGGGTATCTCAACCCGGTAGCAGTTGGGCACCGCTGGCAAAGCCACTAGATATTGGGGTGCTTTACAGTGGCATTGCCGGAAGTACTCAGCGCAACGGCTCGCATCCCTCTTACGTCGCGGCAAATGCTTACGGGTACTGGGAGCAATACCCCACTGGAACTACTTACGCATCAGGTTTTTGGCTTCCGCAAGCAAAGCCGATGTATGCGGGTTTGGGGTCTAGCTTTTTGTGGCATGGCCGGATCACGGCTCACTCCGCGTCTTACCCTTACGTGGCCGGTAAGTGGCAGACCCCCACGGTCAGCGGCAACAACGCCGGGCAGTTTTACTTACTGATTGGATCATCTGGGAACATCGGGGTCACTGTTCATCGCGGTGCATCCGGCGTATCTACGCTATACACAAGCATCCAAGCGCAGCTAGGTGTACCAATCACCGTGTTGCTTAATTTCAGCGATCTCGGCATTGACGTTATTACCAGTAAGGGCCGCGAGTTTCTATCCCTGACAGGAATTGGCGGTCTGGGTGGTCCAGCTGCTACATTTGGTGTCACCGTTGGTGCGCCCGGAAGCGGATATTCAGGCCATCAGTACGCTCGCACTGGCTTAATGGTCTGGAGTGATAAAACACTCCCAGATGATGTCGTCAAAAACCCTTGGCAAGTGTTTGCACCGGTTGACCGTAAGTTGTTTTTGCCCCTGTCGGTGGGTGGGGGCAGCGCATCGTTAATCATTCAAGACGCATCTCACACCCACATTGCCGATTCACCCTCATTCAGCATGGCGACCTACCTCACCATTGCCGAGGCTTTGCATGGTCACGCTGCCGACAACATCACACTGGGCGTCACCGGCACGGCAAATCTGGTGGTGCAAGAGGCGACACACGCGCACATCGCCGACGGTGTAAGCCTGACCACGCAATGGCTGCTCACCATTGCCGAGGCGCTACACGCTCACGCTGCCGACAACATCACACTGGGCGTCACCGGCACGGCAAATCTGGCTATCGCCGACGCGACCAGCGGCCACACCTCGGAGGCCGTGGCGCTCACCTTGAATTCGCTGTTGGCGGTATTCGATGCCATTCACACCCATACTGCCGACAACCTGACGCTGGACACCAGCAACGCTACAGCACTCACGGTTCAGGACTCGACGCACGCCCACGG